CCCCGAATAAACCGCCTCGTATATGCGGTTGTCTTCGGTCACGAGCCACACGGAGCCCGTGCTTTCGGCCTGGTTGACCTGGTCGACGCGGACGGTCACACCAGTCCCGTAAACCATTGCGAAATTGACGCCGACGGGAAAAACGAACCCGTAAGCGACGTTGTTGGAGTCGGTGATGATCCTCGGGCGATTCGCGACAATCGTGACGTCGCCGGCGAAGACCCTGGCGCCGTAGTAAAGGCGCAGCTTGTGGACGCCTAACGGGGCGTCAGGCGGGAGCAACAAATTGACCTGGCGGGGCGATACAAATAAGAGCTGTACCGGCTCGCCTTCGAGAGCGGCGTGGACTCCGCCCAGGTCGAACGACGGCTGACCGAGGGGCGCGGCCAGCGTGTTTTCGGTGATCGCGGAGTAACTGAACGCGGCGGCGTACCCGCCCGGCGTTACGGTCTGTCCGTAATCGAGGGCGTCGACGATCGCCAGCGGCTTACTTTCGGGGGCGGACTTGATGTCCTGAAAAATGGCGCGGCCGTCTGCGCGGACGGCCGCCCCGAACATCAGCAGAGCGGTAAAAAGACAAGCAATCAGTTTGTTGTTCATAAAACTCCGGCCGGAAAAACGAAAAAGCGCCGAACCCATTGCACTCGCGGTGCAATCGGTTCGGCGCTCGTGGCGCTCACAATTTATTTGGGCTCTGGCCATCTTCGGCGGTCTAGCCGCTCTCGTGGCTCACACCCGGTTTTTCGGCGCGAGTATACACAGGGGCCAAATCCAACTCAATCACTAATTTTCCCTCGTGAATCTTGACGACGCGCTGCTCCCGGCAGTTCGAACAGTACGCGTAAATTGAACCTTGGGCGTCATGCCCGAACCGGTTGAACAGAAAACGGCAGATCGGGCAGTAAAGGCTGACCACTTGCAGGTCTGTTTTATTCATAGCGAGGAGCGGACTTCTACGGATGTAACTTTTCGGGCGAGAAAATGAGGCCGGGTTAGGCGGCCTTCTTCGACTTCTGCTTCTGCACCAGGAACCCCTGCAACAGGCCGCGCCATTCGTTAGGCAGCTTATTGGCCTGGACGCATGTGGCGACCTCTTCGACGGAAATATACCTCGAACGCATCGACCCCGCGCCAAGATCGAAATACGTCGCGAAGCGGCGGAGCCCTCCGTGAGTGATCCGCAAAAGGTAATCCGTCGCGACCGAGGCCACCATCTGATTAACGGCGAGGCTTTGCGTGTTGGCCAGGGCGATTTCGGCGCAGGAGAGTTTCGACGCGGCCAGCTCCTCGGGCCGGGGCTGGAGCAAGTCCGGGGCGACGATCGCCGGCGCCGGAAGCGCGCTGCAAAATTTGCAAGAAGGCGTGAAAGCGCCTTCGAGATCGCGCGGATTCATGGCCGTGCCGAATATAACCTGGCCGGAAGACTCCTCGTTCCCACAGTCGAGCCAGGCTGCGCGACCGGAGTTACGGGCGACGAAAGCAGCCAACTGTTCGCGCGCCTTGGCGTTATCGACGCACCCGATTAAGAGCGTCATTTCGTCTTCTGAGTCGAGCGCGGTGGAGACCTCGAAGGGTTGCGGTACGGCGCAGATGTCGAGGCCCCAGGCGGCCGAGAGCCTGGCCGCGAGGGCGGCCGCTTTGTTAGAGCCGACCTCGGCGTCACAGAAATTTTGCCTCGGGATATTTTTCGGCTCGACCTTGTCGGGGTCGATGAACGCCACTTGCACGTCGCGGCGCTGTTGGATCATCAGGCGCGCTATCCTCGCGACGGACGGCGCGAGCCAGCTTCCGGTGCCGCCGCAGCCCACCATGACGAGCCGGAGCGATTCGCGGGAAGGCGGCAGGAATGACGCCGCGCGGACGTAGGAAAGATCAAGCTTAGTTGGTTGTTGCGGTTTCGATTTCATCTTCGATCATGCTCCTTAGTTGCTCGCGACATTCGGGACAGTACAAATGGCCGTTGACGTGTCTGACGTCATCGAGCCGCGTGAAGGTCCAACAGCCCGCGCAAAAATCGATAAACTCTTCGTCGAACTTGATGCCGAGCGCGGCGAGCATCTCGACCGCGTTCATGCCGAAGTGCTGGAAGGCGTACATCAGCGCTATCATTCGGGGGTCGACCGTGCAGGTCGTATTAAACGTGCCGTCCGGGTTTTCCGTTCTCCGATTTTCGCTCACGATGCGCGTTGCGACTGCGAGCTGCTCCAGAGTCAGGTCGTCCGGCAATTTGCCGATGTGGCCTTCGACGTGAATATCGACCGCCTGATTAAACACAAGCGAGTTGATTTCGAGCGCGCGGTCGAGAGTCATTAAACAATCCGTCGGTTTCATTAAACAGCCTCCTCTTCTTCGCCAGGGGCGTTACAGTCATGCAGCCCTTCCGGCAGTTCGAGCGCCCACTCGGCGGGAATTTCCCAAAAATAACCGTAGCAGCCGACGCGGAGGCGGATCTCCGGCGCCGAGTTCAGTCGGCCGACGACGGCGTACAGCCGGAACCCGGTTTCGTCGGTGTCGTCGGTCGAGGAGAAACGCGCCGGCATCGTGTGGTGTGAATGGATTTCGATGATGGCGCGGTCGTGCGACGAGCCGGGGCCGTCCTGAAGCGGGCGGCAGTGAAAGCGCGCGCGCTCCTGCTCGGGCGTGACGAGCTCCCACCCGTCGTTCCACGGATAGACGGACGAATAACAAAGGTGAAACAGGGTTTCGACCCCCTCTTCCATGTAGGCGGCGGATTCGCTCACGATCTGATAGATCACGCTCCAGGAGACCTTCGGGGCGTCGAATCGGAAATGCGGCTGAGCCGCGGCGACCCCGCGTATCTCCGCCGGCGCGATTGGAAAATAGACTTCGAGTCCGTCGCGGCGCGCGTGCAGGTAAAGGCCGTCCGCGTTCAACACGTAGTCGAACATCGATCCCGCTAGGTCGGGCGGCTCCTGCGTGACCTCGCGAGACGTGAGGTATCCGATCATCGGGCGAAACGCCGAGGCGGGAGCGGCTGCATTAGTTGTTATCGAGCTCATCTGCCCCCCTTCGCGTAAAGAGTTCGACGACGGCGTCGAGAGTACAGGGCTTCGGCAGCAGCCGATTTTTCAGGGGCGTCAGGTCGGCCTCCGGATAGCGGCGGGTTTTGCGCTTGGCCAGGTCGAGAAGGCGGGCGCTCGCATCCTTCGGAAACTTCACGCTTTTACCGGTCGCCCAACTGCCTGAAAACGGCGCGTCCCAAAACACGTTCCAGAGTTGATCGAAACAGCCGGTCGCCACGTCCGGGTGCGGATTGGTGCCCCAACAGATAAGGCCGAGGCCTGACACGTTGGCGCACGGCGCGTTCCAGAGCGGGGCTTTCGGGTCGAAGGTGTCGCCCTTCACCGCCCACATGTAATAGCTGCTACCCTGCGCGAAAAAGACGAGGCCTGGCATCGGCGCTCGGAGCGGACGCTTGCGGTCCGGGAGCCAGACGTTGTAAGTGGCTGGCGGATGATGGCGCAGCATCCAAACGCCCTTTACGCCCATACCCCAACGGCGGACGCCGGCGGGAAGCCAACCGGAGTCAATCGGCTCCGCCGCGAAGGCCTGGCGCACGGCGCCGGGCGCGATAAACTTCTGCCTGATTTCGCCGTGCACGTCGGCCACCAGGAAGAACTGTTCTTCGACCATGAAGATCGCGGCCCTCGGGTTCATCCCCGGCGGCGGAACGATGTGTGTGTTCATAGGACGTCTCCTAACGTTTCAATGAGCGGCTTGGCCTTTTTCGCGGTAACGCGGGCGCGCCGCTGTTTCTTGGGGGATCGCGCGAGGCTCAATAACGCCTTAACCTGGTCGACCCTTTCCGGCGAGGCATTGGCCCATTCGAGAAACTCTGCGGTTTCCGAATAGATTTTCTTCGCCTCTTTGAAAGTGTCCGCGTACCAGAGGATGCAGGACTCCGACCATTCGGAATCCTCATCGCACTGGTAGTAATCTTCTTCGGTCATGTCGAGCCAGAACTCGCCCGTCTCGCCGAGAACCGCCATGGATGCGGTAAACAGGCGCGACATCATCCCCTCCTGCTTTTCACAGATTTTCAGGAGGGCATAATCGAAATCCATCTGGTCGCGCGGGACCGGTTTACCGAAGGTAATTCCGGGAAAGTCGCCCCGCTCCGACGCCACGACGATCAATCTCTCGACCATACTGAGCGCGACGCCTCTCCGGTGGCGCTCCCACCAGAGGAATCGCTCGTGCTGGTGAAGACACACGCTCATCATGTTCAAGCCCCATTGCACGTCGTGGTAAACCAGGTCCTGATCGACAAGGGAGTGGACGGGGAAAAGATTCGAGTCGACCAACCGAACGAAGCGGTCGTACGAATTCAGCAAGGCCTGGCCGGAGCTGTAATCGACGCCGTCGCGCGCAAATTCTTCGGGGAAAAACCGCCTGTAGAGCTCGACCATGTGGCCGCCGTGTTCAATGAGTCGCAAATGAAAGCATGCGTCACGGGCTCCCCGGCGAACTTCAGGCGGTTTTTCCTCGGTTTTCTTCTGCTTTACACGAGCCATAATCAAAACCCGAGCGGTATATTTTTTCCGGGTACCGGGGAGGCCCCGGCCAGAACGCGAGCGGCGGCGTCGGAAGCGTCGAGCTCGCCCTCGCCTTCGTCGGCCGCCCTGATGATGCGGGGCATCAGCTCCGCTATCGCCTTTTCGTCCAGGTCGCCGCGCTTGTAGCGCTCGGCGATTTCAACACTCATAACGAGCGCGGGATTTATATACTCGGGCTGAAGGAGCATGCGCTCGATCAAGAGGCCGCTCCCCTTGGTGCCGGCCTTCTTCGTTACGAGTACGGTCAAGGGCTTGCCCGTCTCGCCGCCACCGGTGCGGGTGAACGTCGCGTTCTTGGCGTCTGGCCAGGTCATCGCCAGCGCGTCGCGAAGAAGCTTGTCGTCAGCGGCGATCTCGTCATCAACCGGAATAGACTGTCCTTCGAATTTCACAGTGGCCATCACTTCTTCCCTCCTTTGGCGTTTTTCTTGGCGGTAGGCTTCGCGGGCGCGGGCTTCACAAGCGCTTTCTTCGCGAGCTCTTTCGGGAGCTTGCGCTTGAATTGCTCGATTTCTTCGAGGCCTCGGCCGATGAACAGGAGGTCGTCAGCGCGCAGCATTTTCACCACGGGCGGGCGGTCGTTCGCCTGCAACGACAACATCGCCTTGCGCTCGCCGCCCTTGGCCGGCATCAGTTGAATGCCGATCTTGATCGTCGCCGCGCCCCACACCTTTTCGATTTCCCTGGCCTCGGGACTGATCTTCGCCGACGGCGCGATGGGTTTAGCGGACGCCGCAACCGCGACGGTCTTCGGCGCCGGGCGGGGTTGCTCGACTTCCTCGACCACTTCGGACGCTGTCTCGCCCTCGGTAGACTCGGAGGCTTCTTCGTCGAGCGGCTCGAAAAGCGGCGGCGATTGTTCGGCCTCTGCCTGCTTGTGTATTTCGATGATCGTCTTCGCCTCGTCGTGCGAAACGTGGTGGCCTTCGGCCACGAGCTGTTTCACGTTCTCGACTGCGGACGCCGGCGTCGACGCTGCTGCGAGCAAATACAGCGCGGACGTCGCGATGTTTTGGATTGAAAAATTTGCGTTTGCGAACTTCTGCCAAACTGCCATGAAGTTGTACGCCTGCCTCTCGCTCCAACCGAGTTCGGCCTCCAGATACGCCTTGAAACGGTCGCCGGAGCCAAGGCGATCCTTCACTTCGGCGAGCTTGCCTCCAATCTCGACCACATCGCTCGCCATTCGTTTGGCGATGGAATTAATCTCGCTCGTCAGCAGGCGAATCTTGATCTGTGAATCCACGTCGAGGAACGAATAGTCGAACAGCGGGCGCTGCGCGACGAGCTCCGGGACGACCTCGGCTTCGTGGACGTCATCGGCCGGCCCCGTCGGAGCCAGTTGCAATTGAGTTTCCATTTAAACCTCCTACGATGATTTCGAATTTGTCCCCGAGGCCTGCCTCGCGCAGCGCGTCGGAGAGTTGGGTTGAGTAGTTTTGGCCGATCCAGTCCCGAAAGACCGTATCGACCGCGTGCAAACGGACTTGAGAGTTTTCGACGCCTCGAAAGTCGAGCGGCTCAATCCACGACGCGACGTTCAAGGGGCCGATCATCGCGTCGAGAAGGTCGAGCGCCTGCCCCCACTTGCCAGTCCTGGCGCGCGGAGGCACGTCGGGGAGCGGCGCGGCGGGCGCGGCCTGGCGCGGCCTCGCGGCTTCGTTTTGCTTGCGCCGGGAGCGCACCCAGGTCGGAACGTCGGACTGGAGAATCGGGATTGTCATCACGTAGCGCTGCCCCTTCCCGGCCTTCCTCCGGTGCCATTCGTCATCGAAGTCAATCACGTCTTGCGGCGTCACGCCTGCCGCCAGGAAAAGCTCCGCCAGGGCGTTGATCTGGTCGCCGCCAACGCCGTCGGGAACCGAGGCGTAGCCCATCACCCTGGCGATAGCGAGCGCGAGGGCGGAAAGCGGGTCGTCGAAGTTGTCGAAGGGAGTGGAAGGAGCTTCTTCTACTGACGGTTCTATGGACGGTTCATTAGGACGGTTAATACGCGCGCGGTCCTTATCATGCGGACTGTCCGAAATGTCCACTTTTTCGGAATTTTCGGCCGAAAATGTCCGCTTTTCTTTCGGCGGGATGTCCACTTTTTTCTCGGCGGGAAAGGTGGTCAAAATGTCCGCTTTTTTCGGCCCGGGCTTCCCCTGACCCGGCGCGGAAAAGGTGGACATTTTGTCCACTTTTTTTCTTTCCGCCTGGCGCGCTTTTTTCGACTTTTTCCGGGGCTGGCGCGGGGGCTTTTTGGGGGCGTTCTGGAGGAGGATCTGGTACGAAACCATGTTGCCGCGCCCGAGGCCGCCGCCCTCGCGCACGATGATTTCTTTCTTCTCAAGCCATTCCAATATGCGGCGGACTTGGCGCTCCGAATAGTTCGTTTTCCACGCGAGCAGATCGACGCCCGGATAGGCGTTGTTCCCCTCGTGGTCGGCGTGGTCGGATAAGGCCATCAACACCCAAGCGTGTTGATGTGGAATAGCCAAATCCCATACTCCGCCTGCAATCTTCCCTGACATTGGCACCCTTTCAGCTAACTGTTTTCTCGAACTGCCTGTTTATGCGCGCCCACTCGACGCCGATCGCGGCCGACATGGTGATCGGCGCATGTCCTTGGCCTGCCATCGCCCAAAGGGGAAAACGCAAGAAAGGCTCACCCTTCTTGCGCTTCGGCCGAACGGGAACCCAACCGCGTTGTTGGAGCCACCATCCGGCCGAGCCTTGCCTGAACCCTTTAGACTTTGGTTGCCGTGGCGAGCGGTTTGAATCCGTTTGCTTTGGCTTTTTCGGCTTCATCTTTGGAAAGAGTTCCTCGCGACTCCCCCTCGCGTTTCGTGCGATGGAAATCGAAGTCTTTGAATGTGACGAATTTTCCTTCCGCTTTCAGGAGCTTGTAGACGGTGCCGTCTGGCGCCTGGAAATAGCCGTTGATGCCGACCTCGGCCACGACGAGCGGAAGAACCTGGTCGAGCTCCTCGTAATACGCGGTGATCTCCTTCTTGCGGAGATCGAGCGCCACGAGACGCCGCTGCGCGTCGGTGAGGCCGTCCGGAGACGGCGCGGCCGGGTCGGGTTGAACGTTGGTCTGATCGCTCATGCGGCCTGCGCGCCTCCTTTCCCTCTTTTCGGCGTGGCCGCGCGCGTTGTCGGCGTGTCGATGGCCGCAGGCGCGATTGTGCGCGCCACCGCTCCGGTGAAGGCTCCAAGCTGATGTGGCGACAGGCTGGCGCCATACTTAGCAAGAACAGATTCGGCGGCTCTGAGCGCCGCGCGAGTGTCTTGCGGCGCCGGCATGAACGTTGGCGGTACGGCTGGTTTGATCATGATGAAATATTCCTCCTCGTCTTGTTGATCGTTAGGCATTGGCTTCACGCGATCTGCGGGGCTCGCGCTCCGCCTCGTCGTCGTCCTCGTAATCTTCGTTGTCGGTAAACAAGGAGCGCTGTTCGCGCGCCGCGTTAAGGAAGGATTCGATGTCCGCGCGCCACAGGCCGTGACGTCGGACGATTGAATTGAATTCCTCAAGGTCGTGCGGTTTGATCGCGAGCGAGCCGTCATCGTTCACCCAACAGTGACTTAGTTCGTGATCCATGAGGGCGTCCTTCGACTTTGAGTCCAACTGGTTCCAGATGTTCTTGACCAGCTCGACCACGAAGAATCCGCGCGGCTCGATGGCCTCTTGAGGCCTTTCTCTCGCGGCCAGGTACGCGTTAAGCCCCGTCACCTTACGGGCGCGCCCCCATACGTCTTTCCCCCTTTCTAAAATCGGCTCGGACAAAAACAGGTACTCGATTCGAATTGGCTCCAGGTGTGTGTGGTGGGAGTTGATGAGGCGGTTCGCCAGCTCCACAACCTCGACGGGAGCTTCGGCGTACTCCTGTGCCATTTGATTACCTCCTCTGAGAATGGAAAAAGCGGGAGCGGGTATTTCTCCCGCCCCCGTAACAAGCGCTTTTCTATCAGGTGTGCATTTCAACTGCCGTCGGCCGAGCCGAAACGCACAAAGCGCCCGGCCGAGAGATTGCATCGAGTTCCGCGTCCAGGCCGTGGTTCTCGTCACGGCGCGAACGTCTCCCTTACGGAAGTGGGAAGTATTTTGAAAGAACATCAACGCGGAACTCGAAAAGCTAAAACGGGATGTCGTCCTCTTCCTCGAAGCTGCGCTGGCGCGACTCGCCTCCGGGCGAAGGTCGCGTGGGTGACGACCTTTCGCCCTCGTCGCTCGCGCGCTGCCCGTCCTCCTCCGGGCGCGCACGTAAAACGATGAACTCGACTTTTTGGGCCTGGAGTGTGAGCGTGCAGCCCGGTTCGCCGTCGCGGCGCGTGTACGTCTCATGCCGCAAGCGGCCGTCGACGAAGACCTGGTCGCCCTTGCGAAGCCGCTCGTTGCAGATTTCGGCTAGCCGGCCCCACACCGCGACCTTGAACCAGGTCGTGTACTCCTTGTCGCCCTGCTTCTCAGTGCTGGCGATATTGAAAGAGCAAACCGGGTTGCCGGCGGGCGTGAAGCGGAGCTCCGGGGCGCGCACCAGGTAGCCGACCACGATGATCTTGTTGAACGAAGCCATGCGCCCCTCACTTGTTGTAGAGATATTTGCCGACGCCGAACATCGCCGCGCAGCGCCGGAGCGCCATCGCCGAGGCGTTGGACGACGTGTCGCCGTAGCCCGTCACTTCTTCTGTTTCGATCCCGGTCGCCTCGCGGTGAATGTCGCCTTCGGCCGCGGGGATCGTCAGACGCATTGTGATGATCGTCTGCGCGCCCGAGCCGTGAATCCCGCGAACTTCCAGCGACCAGCCCGGCGCGAACCAGTCGAGGATGTCCACGACCTTGTGCCACGGAATGTACGTAATCGCCGTCCCCTTGATCGTCTTCGTCTTCAAAAGAGACGCCGGGATTTCCCTGCGAAGATCGCAGAGGATTTCGGCCTGCGGCCGCCGATAGGACGGCCTGTTTTCGGAATCGAATTTCATCGGCTCCTTCTTCGCGTTCGCGCTGTTGCCCATAAGGCTCCTTTCGTTTCCGCCGGCTACTAGCGGCGGTTCTAGGTTGAAAATTCGGGAGCGGGCGAACCCGCCCCCGATGAGTGAAGTGAGAGAAAGCGGCCGGTGGCATTGGCCCTTCCAAGTAAGCCGGCCGCTACAACGCCGCGCTTGCGGCGTGTTCCGTTGCGCGAGTCTCTTCGCGCGAAACCTTTACCCGGCGCCGAATCGCGTCCCGCGCGACTCCGAGGAGCGCGCCGCCAATCGGCTGGCCGACGACGCCGTCGATAAACCCGACAATGACGCCGTTAACCACGGTGACAAATTTTTCGTAATCGACGGCGAAACCGCTCTCTTCCGCGCTCGCCGCTTTTCCCTCCGTCGTGTGCATAGTTCGTTCCCATGAGGCCCCTCACGTACACGCAGTACGGCCAGGCGCGGCTAGCGCCGGTGTTGAGGGGGATCGTTGTTGAATTTTCTTCGGGCGAGGTTGCGAGCTCCTCGTCATCGTCCTGTCGTCCGTCCTACTCGCACGCTCAGTGGGATGAGCGGGCCCATGCGGGTTTGGCGGGCGTGAGGGGGCTACTTGTCTTTCTACCGACTTCTACCGACGCAAAATTTGCAAAAAGCCGAGGCGCGCACCCTCCTGGCGGGAGTCGTCATATGCGCGCCCCGGTTTCAGTCGGGGGCCTGCCCCTGCTGAGTCAAGCCCCGGCCCGACGGCGCCCCATGCGCCGTCAGCCACTCAAGAACTCAAACCGAGAGATTTCATCGTCCCGAACGCGCCGAGCCGAATCAGCTCGTCGCGCATACTCTCGTAGCCGACTGGCCGCTCGAAGCTCGGGATCGGGCACGGAGCCGGGGTGCGGCTGGCGGCGATCCAGGCTTCGACGTGTTCGCGTTTCACGTAAAGCCGCGTCCCGCGCCCGCCCGGCTGCCAACGTTCGATGGATGGAAAGTACTCGTACTCGCCGAGTTCGTTCCGCCGGCGGAAGTACGAGGCGGGGCGGTGCATCAAGAGCGCCGCGTCCCGATAATCCATCCATTCGTCTTGTTGTCTCTCGGTCGGCTCCATTAGAATCGTTTTGGGCGTGGGCGAGATCGAGGCACGAGGCTCGCCCACGCCGATACTGGTCAGCGACGTTGCTTCATTCCGCCTGCCTACCAGCCCACCCCGCGCTTGCGGGGATTTCGAAATTTAAGATTGTAAAAACAGCCCCTCAGTACTCGTGGCGGACGCCTCCGCGTCCTGCCGATCTAGTTCCACATCTAGCCCGTTTTTCAGCGCAAAAAGGCCGAGTCTGATCAAGTACCCTGCAGTTTGGGCTTTGCTCCAAGTGCGCCGTCGGGCAAGACCGACAACCTCTTCCACTTCCGCCGGGTCGACCGTAGCGCCACATACGACTTTATTGGGACGTTTCTCAGCGGTTTCAGTTGTTGTGTGTTCCATCGCGGAGGGGAATATAAGCTAGCTTAAATAGTTTTACAAGTTTAAAGAGTTAATACTATTGAAAATATTTTTAGTGTATACCGCTAGCCATGGGAAGACCCAAGAAAGAACCGGGCGAGGTGCTCGTGGAAGTTCCATGCAAAGTGCCTCCTGCCGTCGCAGATTGGATTGAGCGCATGCATTCGGCGCTCGACCGCTCGCGAAGCCAACTCGCGCGAAAACTCCTGATAAGGGGGATCGCGGCTTATCTGCGTGACGGCAAGCTGGATGAAAACGAAGAAGAGGCGCCGCTCCTGGCTCCCTTCGGAATATTCGATGAAGGTCTCCCATCAGCAAAAAAAGAATCGAGCCGGTTAAAGGGTAAGATCGGCCGACCTGTGACCGCGAAAAAAGGCCAAGGGTAGACGCAAGGGTAGGCGCAGGTTCCCCAAGCAAACTACTGACACACGGACGCACCGAGTTTTTTTTCAACTCCTGGCAAGCTCGTTCTCAGTTCTCGGTGTGTAAAGCGACAAGCAGGGCTCGGCAATGAGGCGCTGACCGGCCAGCGGCTCGACTTCTCTCTAAGCCATTTCGGCAAAAAACCCCATGCATGAAAGAGGTGTCGGTGGAGTACGCGCTGTGGTGGGAACGACTTCAAGTAAACGGGCCAGCAATCTTCCCCTGATTCGTGTATTTGTCTGTGCCTGTGCCCCGAAAAGGAGTCCCGAATGAAGTCTCGTTCGCCCACGCGCCAGCCGGCGCGCCTGTATTTCATCGAACTCGAATACGAAGACGTTTATGTCGAGCTCGACTCCGAGGCGATCCCCGAAATAGGAGAGTTGGTTGGTGTCGAGTTGGACGATTCAAAAAACATCCTGGTCGAAGAATATTGCGGCCAGGCTAACCTCGGAGTGATAAGGGAAGTCCGCCAGTATCAACCGAGAATTTTATATAAACAGGTGAGCTCCTAACGCCATCAACAGAAGGATACCCTCAGTCGGGTGGAAGCGCGGTTTGTTGGTCTCTTCCGCGCCCCACCGTCAGCCACTGATATGAACTTCGGACACGTCATTATTGAAGTTTCAAAAACTCTCGGCTCCTGGCTGATCGTGGCCGGAGCCTTCCATCTCACACGATTTTTGCTCGACGACGCCAGAAACAATTCGAAGAACCGCGACTTGAGGCGCTGGAACTCGAAAAAAGGGAGATCCCTGGCCTACTTTTACTCCATCGTCATCACCGCTCTTTTGGCGTACGGGCTGCGCGCCACCTACGGGACGCACGTCGAAGACGACGATCCGTTAAGAGGCGGCGGGGGCGAAGTGGTCGTCGACTTCGAGCCGACGGAGCAGGAAAGGAACGAACACGGGCTTAAATACCTTCTCGTCCTCGGGATTCCCTCAATCCTAGCCATCCATCTCAACTACAAGAAGAAACCTGCCGAGACACCGGAGGCGTGAACGATGATCAGCAAACGTTATTCGGAGAAGCACGGCCGAAAAATGTGGGGCTACGACATCCGAGTGAACAACGGCCGCGGCGGCTCGAAGCGAATTAGGCGTTACGAGTTCGAGACGCGCGACCAGGCTGAGCAGGTCGTCAGCGGCATCCGGCGGGCGGAGCGGGACGCGAAATACGGCATTACGCTGGCGATCAACCGCCCGAAACTGCAAGAACTGATCGAGAAGAAACTTCGCGCGATACAGGAGCAGGTCGAGCGAAGCCGATCCCGGCGCGTCTTGTATACATGGCTCAGGCTCATTGACCCGCATTTGAAACTAGCGGAAGACTTCACGCCAACCGACAAGTACCGATGCTCCGTGAGGGTCGACGAAATGAAGACCCACCACCTACGCATGTACGTGGACCAACGCCTGGCGGACGGAGTCGCGAACTCGACCATTAACCGAGAGTTGACGGTCATCGCCTCGACTCTCAACCAGGCCGGCGACTATTTCGCGGAGCTCGAGCAGTGGAAAGCGCCGAAGGTGCCGAGACTAAAGGTCGTAAAATCGCGCCGGGAAAGGATCGTCACTGAAGAGGAGCACAGGCGGATCATCGCCCACTTGCGGCGGCCGCCGGGCGAAGACGAAGGGGAAATGAAAAGAACTCGGACGATAAATTACCGGGGCCGTCTTAGGGTCGCGCAAATATTCGAGTTCGCCATGATGAGCGCGGCGCGGCACAGCGAGATTACGGCGATCAAATGGACTGACGTGGATTGGGAGCGAAGGAAAATTTACATTTACCAGACCAAGACCTTAACGCCGAAAGAGATCCCGCTAATTCCGCCGATTGAGAGACTGCTCAACGAGCGAAAGAAAACCTGGAAGGGGAAATACATCTTTTCGAAGAAGGGAGGGATCACGCAGAGTTTTTACGTGATTCTCGGGCGGGCCTGTCAGCAGTTGGGCATCCCGTACGGTAAGAACCTGGAAGACGGCCTGGTGCTTCACACAGCGCGTCACACGGTCACGACCAGGCTAGTCGAATCCGGCCTCGACTACGACACCATCGGACTAATAACCGGTCACCGGGCGAAACATCTGATCGCGCATTATTCCCACATGCACCCCGGCTCGGTCGCGCGCGCCGCCGCCGCTCTCGAAACATTAGCGATCAAAAATGACGGGGAAAAAGACGGTGAGGAGACGAAGGAAGCCAGTACCAAAATTTGACCAGCCATCGCCAAAACCGGCGCATTTTTCGCGGATTTCGCCGCGCGTGCTATGCCGTAAGCGCTTTAAATCCAATAGGGAAGGGGATAGCAAAATGAATACGAATGACCTCGCCTCGGCATGTGGTTCACTCTTTAACTCGTTTAAGGTCAATACGCGGCGAAAACCTATGTCCATTTTCGGTCCGCGCGGGGAAAATTTCATAGCAAATCGCGAGCTCGTGCTATACTGCCCGCGCTTCATTTCCGCCTACCAATTCATCCCTTAAAAAATTGCGCCCTGCGCGTGAGCTTCGACACTCGCACAGGGCGTTGAACCTCAACGACAAAGACTTAACGCGATGTCGTGAGGCGGTCGCAATTTACACCTAGCCAATGTGAATTGTCACGTCTACGACTCCCAACCTGAAGGGAGAAACCATGTTCGAAAGAATCCATGACTTTTTGGACCGCGACGGCGCGGCGGCACGCCAGGCGCAAAGGCAGGAGCGCGCGGCCAAGGGCTTCAAATTGGCGCCCGCGAAAGGCCTGCCCTACTACCTGAAATTCGCTCTCTTTGCGCTGTTCGGCTATTACAACGTCAAGTTGTTCCTGACCACCATTCCTGGGTGGGAGGCCTACCTGACGGCGCTGTTCGCGCTCGGCCTCGAAGCGCTGGCGATGTATTGCATCATCAACTTCGTCAGATCGGCGGACCTGCATAAGACCACGCTCGGAATTACCGGCGCGGTCCTGACGGTCTTCTCTTTCACCCACGCGACTCTGAGCTTTTTCAAAGTGGAGCGAAACGCGAAGTGGCAGCACACGATCGAGGCCTATTCGCAAAACGTCGCCTTCCCACTCCTGTTCGCGCTGCTCTTCGTCGGGTCACTCGCGATCTACCTGACGCACTTCAGTCAAAAGGTGACCCAGGAGCAAGCGAGAACAATGGTGGAGATCGAAACCAGAAAGGCGCAGATGGTCGCCGAATCGCATGCAATGCGCGCCGAGTCACAGCTCGACCGGGAAAAATTAACGCACCTCGAAGAGCGGATCGAACTCAAAGGGCGCTACCTGCAGAAACTCGGCTCCTTCCTCGACCTGCAACAAAAAGAGCGGCAGATGGTCGAGGAGATTCCCGACGAGGCGCTACGCGAGGAAGTGGCGCGCGCCCTCGGCCACACGACCCGTACCGGGCAGCAGAAGCCGGACGCCTGGCCGAAGACCACGCCGGGAAAAATGTAGCCGCCGAGGTGGGATGTGCGGAGCCGGAGGCGCCGAGTTCGAGCCCTCCGGCTCCATCGCACGAGATCACGGCGGCGAGAGATCCGGTCGACCCGGTTGCTAGTACCAGCATGGAGCCGATTGCTAGTACTAGCACAATTCCGAAACCGGCGACGACACAACAAGTTATACCGAGCGCCTTGGCCGAGTCAGAAATGAGGGCAGAGGAGCCACAAACGGCCGGCGCGCTGGCTCTAAAACTGGAGCAGAAATCGAATGTTTACTTCTTCCCAACGCCCCAACCGACCGCGCCGCCAGCGCCGATTGCTAGTACTAGCACTTTCGGCGAGCTCGGCGAGTTCGACGGCCTTTGGGGAATCGCGGAGGAGATCGTCTGGCGGCCGAAGCTGTTCGAGAAGAACCCGAAGTACCCGAAGGTCACGGCGCCCGGACATTACTTCCAGGACCACAGCGGCGGGTGGACCCTCACCCGCCGGAGCGACGGCGGTTACGCCGGTCATTACACCAACCAGGCGATAGCAGACTTGGAGAGCAAATATGGCAGCAAGAGCAAAAAAAAGCAGCGCGCCAAACGCGCACCCAAACGCGACTTATCTGGCCGTCGTGCTACTGGCCGAACTGGCTCAGATCCGAGCTGACGCGCAGACACATCCGGACCCCGACGCCCGGGGGCGTTTAATAGCGGCCGCCAACCAAATCAACGACGCGCTCGAAGCCCGAATGACCCAGGAGCTTTACGCCAAATTGATGAACGCGGCGCATTTATTGAATTCTGCTAGTACCAGCACTCTCGCTATTGCTGGTACTAGCACGCCCGATAGCACGCAGGAGGCAAAAGGGAACGATGATTGATTGCCGATTCAAACCCATCAACGCCTGGCCGTCGAAGCCCACGCCAGGCGAACAGCGAAAAAGGAGCCCGTTTAAATCGGGCTGGCAGAAGACGCTCGACTTGCTGGAGGCCGAGCTCAACCACCTAGACGCGGGGTCGATAGCCATCGAAGGGTTCTTCAGCCTCGGCGATATTAGAAATGACGGCTGGCCGAAATCCGGAGCCAGGCCGACTCAGCCGGGGGTGATCGTCAGCTTCGATACGAAGCAGGGGCGGATGGTCATGCCGTGCGACACCTACACGCATTGGGAGGCGAACGTGCGCGCGATCGCGCTCACGCTCGAATGCCTGCGCGCCGTAAAACGCTACGGGGCGACCTCCGAGAGACAGGAGCAGTACACCGGATGGTTAAAACTGAAGCCGGCATCTCTGCACGATGAGGCCGCCGAGAGAGCGAAGGAGTTGATCAAATTCGCGCTTTTCGAATGTACGCCGGTGGAGCTTCTCGCGAGTAGGGAACTGTTCGAGAGAGTGGCGGCAGACGCGCTCAGGAAAACACACAGCGACACCGGGAACGGGAACGTGGGCGACTTCCAGGCCGCGCTGGCTGCAAGAAATCGAATCCGGGAGATGAGGGGATGGATGTGAACTGTAATAAACCATGCGAGGGGTGCGCCTTCACGCCCGGCGCGGCCGCCAACGTTGAAACGGTCTCAAGTCTAAAGGGGCGAATCTGCGCGCTCGGCCCGATCCCGTTTCTATGCCACCACGGCAAGCCCTGGCGAAATTCGGAGCAGTGGCCTAAGTCGAAGCGTGAAGCGTTCGCCGCGGGCTGGACGGTCTGCGAGGGCTGGAAAAGAGAAGTCCGACGACTGGCTGACGCCGGGTACTACGCCAACGCGCCAGAGGAAACGCGCGCCTTTGCGGAAATCGCGCTTTTTAACCTAGACAGCCTGGCCGAGAAGCGCGAGACGAGAGCAGTCCGATTAACAATGATCCACCAGCTCGGCGATTGCATCGTCGCCTTGGCCAAAAAAGAAAAAGAATTCCTCGGCCGATCCTATTTGTTCGGATTGATCGACAAATTGAACGAACGACTTCAGACAAAACAGAAAGACGAGGGAGGGAGAAAATGAACGAACCGAACGGGGGCGCCGTGCGCTACGTCGATGTAAACGCGCTGCACAAAGAGGACGCCGGCGCGCTGCGCGAGCTCGGCGACCAGGTCGTGGTGATTCAGGCCGAGGGCGAACCGGTTGCCGTCATGCTGAGCCACCAGTTTTACCTGAGGATGATGCGCACGCTCGAAATCGGGGCGGAAATGGTCGAAGCGTTCGACACGCAGCGGGAAATGAACCGACTGCGCGAGGCCGTCGAGCATCGCTTCCTGCAGCCGATAGACGCGCCTGGCTGACGCCGGCGAGTTCCCTCCTATCGGATGTCGATACATAAGGTTTATTATCGGACGCAATAAGTATGGGCGGATTTATAACCGAAAGGAATTCCCCGGTGACCGACAGGAAAAAGGGCCGGACACAAATGCGCCGGCCCTTCCTGCCTGAACTCAAACCACTAATCGGTTCAAACGGTAATTATGTATAAGCTACCACCCACGCCCGAGAGGGTCAACAAACTCAAAAGGAGGAGCAAGTTGAATTGGGATCGTTTCTTTCTAGCGCTTTTTATGTGCGCCTCGGTCAGTTCGGTGACCTCCGGCTATCTCGCGCTGAAATGGCAACGCGAACTAAGAGCCGAAAAGGCTCTCACGGGCAAATTCATGGAAGAGGCTGACGCCAACTACTGCCGCGAGTTGCGCTGGATAGTGCTCTATAAGTCCGGCCTTCTCGCGAAGCTGCCGGCGGAGTCGATAACGCGAATCACACAGGCGCCTGTCAATAAGACGCGCTGCGTCGACGCCATCAACGACTTAATGGAGTTGTACGAAAAAGACCAGCAACAAAGGCAAAAACCCAGGAGCTCAAGATATGGACGGAGTGAAGAGATTCAAACTGAATCATTTGGTGTTCAACAAGATTGAAGGGGACGCGCCGACGCTGAAATGCGCCAACTGCGCCATCGAGGCAAAGGCAGAGGGCTGGCGGTCGGCCGACATCGCCCTAAACGACGGAAGCGGAGACTCCGCCATGATCGTCGTTTGCTCAAAAGACTGCCAGCGCGGCTTCTTGGCTCACCCGGAGGCCGAGAGTTTCGTGCGGAAGGTCCTCGCGAAAGTAAGGGCAATGAGGGAGTGCTAGGAGGAGAATCGAATGATTACGAATGACGACTGCACCAAGTGTGGCGCCTGCTGCTCTTACTTCTTCACCGAGGAGCTAATCGACATCGGTCGCAGAGGCAAGGGGCTGTTTATCAACAACGACCGGGTCGACCAGATTCCGGTCAAGATCCGCCGCGGCCTGGTCGTGGAGTACGACCTCGATATCGACTTTGACCGTTGGCTGCGCGGCCGCAAGGTCGGCGACCGATACCAGTGCAAGGCGCTCGAAGGGCAAATCGGGGATTGCCGCTGTTCGATTTACGAGTACCGCCCCGAAACCTGCCGGGCGTTCGAGCCGGGCGGGGAAAAGTGTCTCAACGCGCGCAAGGCGCTCGGCTTCCCTGTCGAATAGCCTGCGCCAGCATAGCGCCACGCGCGCCGGCGCGCCTGAGTCATGACCAGGCCTTAGCTACCCGACGCGCGGACCGGAGGCGTTTTTAGCCGGGTTCGAGCCCCGACGCTGGCATGTCCGAGTCTGCGGCGCTAGTATATGCGCTGCCAAACCTCAACCGGAGAATCTCCCGCTCCTTTGTGACGCCCCGACAAACGGGCCCGGGTGGGGAACACATGAGTTCACACGGGTCTCTGATAGCATGCCGGAGCCAAATCAGTCGCCGGAGGTTCGTCTCCCTTAACCACGAAAAGGAATCCATGAAAAAAACCATCTTCATCAGTTTCGCCGCGATCCTGCTGTGCTCTATAGGCGTCGCGCGCGCGCATTACGCGAAACAGACGCCCGCGGGCGGAAACATCAGAATCGAAGACTTTAAGGAGGCCTTCCAGGACAAAGAGCCCATAAAAATCACGGGACTCTATATGGGGTCGAAAGAGGTAAAGTCAGGCGAGGATTTTCCGGCCGGCGAGCACTGGTTGCCGGAACTCAGGGTAATGATTAAGAACGTATCGACTGAAACGATTAAACAGGTCGTGCTTAATCTGGACCTCCCCACCGGGGATGAGCGGATCGGGATTCGCCGGGTGGAAATGCGATATGGACGAGATTATTTCAACTCCAGAACGCCCTTCGACGACCAGGCCCCCGACGTCGCGCTGGCGCCCGGCGCCGTAGCGATGTTCGGGTTCAATCAGAACAAGCCGGATCTCTACGAACGGTTCATAAAACACATTCACAACCAGCATCAAGCGACGCTTCCAGCGAGGGGGAGAATTTCACTAGGGGTAGTGGTCTTTGAGGACATCGATAAAGGGTGGTCCGCGCCAGGCTTCGCGATACGGACGGCAAACGGTTGGGCCGCAGACCCGGCAAGGCCGTACCTATTCAAGAAGCAAGCGCGCGCCAACGGCTCCGCGACGATGCTGAAAGCCAGCTATGTCCCGAGTCCGCAATGCTGGAAAATTCCCGAGTACCCGCAGCCACTCAGCACACCCGTTCTATGCACTGATGGAACGGTGGTCCCGCCGGCCACAATGCCCGCCATCCCTGAATGCGTAGGGTGCGCATACGGTAAGCCGATTCTGAACGGAGACACTGAGGGTTGGAATCGCGTCCAAATGTCGGACACGTGCTATCACACGATCGGCGGAAATATAAACACGAGTGACCCCTGCCCTTGCTGTCAGTTGAGGGTGTGGCATCCGGACTTTACGCTCTGCGCCTAAGCGCGGTCGATAAGTAAGCAAAAAGGCCGACCGGGACGCTGTTCCGGTCGGCCTTTTTGCTCGTTAAACGCCAGACGTCAGTTTCCTAACGTCGATTCGGCGGCGTCCTCAGCCATTCAGAATTTACCGCCGCCAATTGAGCGGAGTATACCAGCAATCCCCGCCCTTGTGCTAAGAATAAATCAGCGTTTTATCTACGTAACGAGCAGCGAAACGCGAGACAGGCTTTAATCAAATGGACCACTTTTTGGACAAGTCCATGGACTATTCCCAAAAGTGGTCCACCATATGTAGCGCAGACCCCCTCACCGGCCGGCCCGCAAATTTTGCAAAGCCGCCCTAGCCAAGTTGCCCGGCGTCCAATCAGGGATCTCGGCCGGCTTCTCGGCGCGCGGCCTCCCTGCCCTGTCGACGCTGCCCACCCGGGCGCGGTAGCGCTTCAGCTCCTCTGTAATGAGCTTACGGGCGGCCGCCTTATCCTTCTCGTTGAGCGCCTGGTACTCGGCGGAGCCGGCCAGCGCCGCGAAGGCGTCGGCCTTCAACCCCTCGATGTGGCGCTCCGCCTGGACGGACTCTTCCGAAAGCTTGCCGGCGCGCTCCATCTGTTTCGAGTTGAAGGCCTGCTCATAGATCGCCCGGCGCGCGAGCGGCGAGGCCGTCTGCATCTCCGGATCGCGCCGCAGGCTCCGCATTGTGTCGTTCAGGTTGCCGGCGTTGCGCTGCAGCCGCCGGTTGTACTCTGCCGCGGGCTCGCCCTGGTCGCGCGCGGGCTTCGGAAGTCCGGAGCCGACGCGGAGAGTGTCTTCGACCTGGTCGTTGTGGCGCAGCGAACGGACGAACGCGAACGGATTCGGCTGGTCGACCGGCCGGCCGAGCGCGTCGAGGCGCGGTTGCATTTGCGCCCGGAGGGACGGCACGGCGGAGCGGAGATCGCCGCGGATCCTACCGAGGCCGGAATTGTCGTCCGGCATGACCTTCGTTGGTGTGGTCATTTTGGCGACGTCGCGCAGCGCCCCGGGGACGATCGCGCCGGCCTTACCGCCGAGGAACTTCGCGGCGCCGGCGCCCGGGCTGCCGGAATCGAAGGCGTCGATAACGTCCTTCGCGCCCTGGCCGAGGGGGTTGTCCAAGAACGCGCCCTTGCCGATCGCGCCGAACGTCCTGTCGAGCCGCTTCGATTCCGGCTCGTAATCTTCGCGCTTCTCCTCGTACCGCCGGCGGGAGGCCGCGGCGATGCGGCCGCCGAGCGCGGCGGCCTGGCCGACCGGCCCGAGCTTGCCCACGTCGACGGCGTAATCCCCCACGATCATTTCCGGCGTGTACTTCTCGCCGAGGGCCTCTTTCGCCGCGGCGCCCTTCCTGTCCTTGTCGTCGTCGCCACCGGTGAATGAGGCGTATCCGAGCGCGCCCAGGAGGCCGAGCGCCGCCCAGGAGATCGAGCCGACGATCGCCTGGCGGTAGAGTTCGGCCGTGTCGCGCGCGAAGGCCTCCGATTGCCGGCCTTCGGTCGCGCCGAGCTTGCGGCCCTGGCGCTCCGCCGTCCGTTTCGCCTCGTTCAATTCCCTGCCCGCCTTCACCAGGCGGGAGCCGACGCGGCCGAACCCGACAGGGCTGTAACGGAAAAGCGCCATATCCACCGCGGCCAAGGGGATTTTCGAGAACGGAACAACGAAATCGAGCGCGGCCTTCCAAGCGGCCTCGACGTGGCGGCCGCCCTGTTTGATGCGCTCCGAGTTGCGCAACTTTTGCAATTGCTCGTAACCCCAGGTCGGATAATCCAATTTGAACCGGTTGGCCTCGTCCGCGGCGTGAACGATCATCGCCGGCGACGGCTCATGCGCCAGGTCGCGCGCGAGCGCCTTCACCTCTTCGGCCGTGAACTCGAGTTCGGGATTCTCGCGGGCGATCTTCTTCGCCGTGGCGTCGGCCTCGGCCGCCAGCGCCGTCGCGAACATCACGTTAAAGAACGGAACGTCGGCGGCGCCCTGAACGCGGCCGACCGTCATCAGCGCCTGGTCGACCCCGGGGATCATTTTCGGCCGATTCCCGAGCTCGTACTTGTCCGTGCCGCCGGTAATCTTCTCGCGCTCGCCTTGCTTAGCCGCCATGCGTTTCTTGTGAACCTCGCCCGCCATCTCGACATTCTGTCCGAGGGTGGTGGTCCCGTAATACATCATGTCGGCGACGTCGCCGAAGATCGATCCCGCGCCCTTCTTCAGCGCGCCGAGCTCGCGCCACATCGCCGGGCCCCAGGTGCGGACGTCGGCCGAGAGCTGTTTTTCGTACGGGATGCCCCACTTTTTGAACACGGATTGAGGGACGAGCCAGTCCGCCGCCTTTTGAGCCTCATGGAAGGGGAACTGCGCGACCTGCGCCACGATGTTGAAATAGGGGATGTGCAGCGCGCTCAGCAGTGAGGCCTTGTACGCTTTCGCGGCGTAGTCGAACGGGTGGGTGTACTCGCCCGCCTTCGAGAACTGATTCGCCAGCTTGATCCGGGCGCGGTCCTGGTCGGATTTGGCCTTTTCGTACTCGGCGCTTCCCCGCTGCGCTTTCGCCATGCGCTCGGTCGCGTCCGCGATCTTGGCGACTAGGTCGACGCCGTCTTCGATGAATTTGGCCTGTTTCTCGGCCAGGCGGTCGGCGGTCTTCTTCGCGCCGAGCTTCTCGGCCCAATACTGCGCGCGCGCGCCGGGCAACGTGCCGTTCTTGCCCTTCGAGAGCGCTTCAATGAACTGCTCCTGAGTGGCCTTCGCGACCTGCGCCGGGTCGACGCCTAGCGGCTCGTGACCGAGTTTGTTCACGACTTCGCGCAGCGGCGTCGTTTTCGGCGCCGGCTTGCTGTCGAAAAGCGCCTGCAACGAACCGAAACCGGCGCCCATGTAAGTCCCCGGGGGGCGTTTCTTCGCCTGCTCCGCGTGCCGCTCTTTCCGGATTTCTGAGACGCGTTTCGCCCAATCCTCCATTTTGGGGTCGAGCCGCGGCTGGTCCCATGCCTCGAAGGTCTCCAGCTCGTCGCCTATGTGGTCGCGTTCGTCGCGGATACGGTCGAGGCGGGCTTTTAGGCGCTCGATATTCTTGCGGCCTTCGACGATCTGCCGATCGAGCCGCGCCTTCTCTTTCGTGATCTCCGGGCTTTCGGAGTCGATGGCCAAACGGCGGATAGCCGCCTGCGCCGCCCTGGTGTTCGCGACCGAGTTTTTAAGCTGCTCGTTCAGCCGGCGGACGTCTTCGTCGATCGAGTACCGCTCATTGGTCGCCGCTTCGACGGCGTCGGCGTGGCCAAACATCGCCTTGCGAAGATCGCCCTGCCTGTCCGTAAGAGAGTCATACTCATCCGAGAGACGTTCGATGGACCGGCCGACTTTCTGATCGGCCTTCGCGCTCCGGACCTTGCGCCAAGCCCCTTGCAGGTACGGGCGAATCTTGTCGCCATGGTTTGCGACGACCTCGCGCGCCCACTGCGCGAAGGACATGCCTTTCTCGTAGACGCGCCAGCCAGTGACGATCGCCAGGTCGGCGAGCTGCCTCGTCCCGGACCCCGCCAGCTGGCCGGCGGCCGCCTCACGCAGACGCTGCTCGGCCTCGACGACGAAATCCGGCTTCGACGCCGGCGGATTCTGTAAATCGGACAAGGCCTTCCGCATTGCGTCGTCGCGCTCGTTTTCGATCTGGAAGATTTTGTGGTTGGCCTCGCGCCCGAGGTCGCTTTCGATGTCCGCCTCATCATAACGGGTGTTGCGCTCGACCAGACGCTTAAACTCCCGGACATCGTTCTTCAGATAGCCATGCTCGTCTTGGAGGTAGTCGATTTTTTCTTCGAGCTGCGCGTTCGAGGCTTCGAGGGCCTCCATCTTCTCCATGACTTCGGCCTCTTCGGCGGAATCCTCGGGGAGTGCGTAATAACGGTCATTAAGCCGTTGGTACTCGCTCTCGCCCTGGCTGAGTTCGGCCTGCGCGGCTTTAATTTGAGCGGCCATTTTGGCGGGCTGGCCTGAGAAGTCCTCGACGAAGTCGCTCAGGCGCTTATGGTAAGCGTCCCAAATGGCGCGCGACTGGTCGGTGATCAGTTTTTTCGGGTCGAATTTGCCGGGAAGGTCGTCGTAAAAGAAATCGGAAATGTAATCGCGGTCTTTCCCGAAATCCTCGACAAGCTTCTCGTGCGGCGTCAGCTCGTCGTCTTCGTCGGCCGCGACTCGTTCTCTCGCGACTCCAGTAGGTCTTTCAAGCCGTCTTTGCCCCGCGTCTGCCAAGCCTCCTTCGCCTGGCTGAGGTCGTCGTAAAGGTCGGTCCCGCTCTCCGGATTCTCCGTCGCCTCCGGAGCGTCGCCGTATCGCTCGCTGAATCGCCTCTTCATCAATTCTAACTGGTTCTCTTGGCCCATGTTTCTCCTTTGCTTCGCGCAGCGCCTGGCGCATTTCCGGCGCGGCGTTCATCGGATTAAACGAGTTGACGGATTCGCGACCGTTCGCGAATGAAATATTTGCAAAATAACTGTCGAGGTAATCCACCGCCTCCTTCAACGATAAGCCTAACTGGCGGCGCTGTCCACCGAGGATGTGCGCCACCGACTCGGAAATCATCTCGTGGGGCTTGTAACCCTTGTCTTCGAGCGCCGCCTTGATCTTCTCAAAGACCGGTTGCGCCGCGAACCAGCCCTTGACCGAGCGGTACGTCCGCTCCGCGTTGTGCGTGAGCTCGTGATATACAGTGCCGCGCAGATTGCGGAACCCGCGCCCCTGCGCGCGAACGTAGATCACGCGGTCGAACTTGTCCGCGGCGTTGTCGAAGGCGTCGGCCAGCTTGTCGATCGCGGCGTCGGCCCGGCGTTTGACGTCCGGGGCCTCGTCTCTCCACCAGTACTTCTCGCGGCGGATTTCCTCCGCCATCTGCTTGGCCTCCTGCTTCGACAGGTTCATCCCGTTGAAGGGCTCCCGTACGCCATGAATGCGCGTATCAGCCTTATCGACCCAGGCGTGAGCCTGCTCATTGCCATAGATCATGTTGGCGCGGGACGGAGACTTCGGAACGCGGATTCGAGTATTTTCGGCGATGTCGGCCAGCGATTCGGCCATCGCGACCGATTTCGTCTGCCAATCCCGCGACCGCTCTCGCGCCGGCCCGGAGCCGCTGCTGACGATCCCTTTCGCCACGTCGCGCAGGTTTTCGGCCTGAAGCGTTTCAGGCTCCCCGGTTACCTCGCCCGAGAGGATGCCCCAAATCGCGCGGCGGGCGGTCTCCTGGTCCATTTGCGCCGTCATGCGCGTGCGGTTGCCGGAAAACTCGATGCCCATGTCTCGCAAGGCCGGACTGAGGATGATTTTTCCGGCGTTCGCCTTTTGCCCGGAGGCCGCCATCAAAACCTTGCCATTCTTGCCGCGCGAAATTCTGAAAGCCGGTTGCGGGTCGGAGAGCGTCACGGCGCCAGACTTGTCGATGAATTGGAGGACGTGGTCCGCGGATTTGAACTCCACAGGCATTTCCTGCATCGCCTTGTCCGCGTCGAAATTCGCCGGCATAAGCACGCCCTGGCGCACCACGCCGTCGGCGTCCGTGTAGTTGAGGATTTGCCCCTTGGGGATCTTCGAATAACCGGAAACGATGTTGCCGGTCACCATGTAACGCGTCTGCTTCTTCAGCCCCTGCGAATCGTCGAACTCGGGGAGCATCGGCCGATACTCGAAAAGCCCCGTCTCCTGGTTGAAGCGTTGAACTTCGTCGGTGAACTTCACGCGCGGCTGGCCGCCCTTGTCGACCAAGTCGTTGAAGCTAAAGCGGAGCTCGCGGCCGTCGAGGACGGCAAGGCGCGCCTGCCAGGCGCCGAAGGCGGCCGGGTTCTTCGGCTTCCCGCGCTCCTGCAGGCTGATAACTACGCCGGACACGCTCCCGGACGGCGTCTCGACCGTGACGGTCGACCCCGGGGTGACGAGATTCGCGATCGCGTTCCACCGCAAGAACGTCTGGTCGGCCTTCTGCCGCTGCGCCTGTAGGGTGGCGTCGCTGTCGTACTCCGACGCCATGTTGTCCTTGAAATCGTCGACGCGGGCCCGCACCTGGTCGCGGAGTTCCTTGACCTGGCGCTTCCCTGCCTGCTGCAGTTCGCCGAGCTCGGCCGACTCGCCGAGGCCGAGGTTATCGCGCAGCATCCCCATTACTTCGGCCTGCGTGTACGGTTTGACGGGAACCTGGATTTTAACGCGCTCCAGGTACGCCGGCTCGCTGAACGGACTGCCCGGCGTGCCCTCGACGAGCAAATCTTTTTTGAGGGTTTCCGCGCGAAAGTCCATCGTCTTCGCTTCGAGCGGATTGTCGCCCATCGCGTCGCGCTGTTCGAGATAATCCTTGTATTCCTGCTCGATGCGGTCGTATAGCGCCTCCTGCTCCGCGATCGGCAGGAGGGGAATGCGGCCGGTCACGCGGCGCGCCGCTTCGGCCGAAGCCATCGAATCGCCGTCGTAATCGAGCGGACTGCCGAGCTTGCGGTGGATGTCGCCCTCGGTCGCCATCAACCGCGCGATCACTTCGTCGCCGAGCTCGTTCATAAAGTCCGTAACGCCTTCGGTCTGGACGGCCGACTTGCGGGAGGCGGTCGTGTTGGCGTTGAGCGAAGCCATTTTCTTCAGAAGCACGGCGGCCGGCCGCTTCTCGGCGGGGACGTCCGCGATCATCTGCGTGTAGCGAGGGACGACGACCTGGCCGGTCCTGTTGACGCGCCCGAGCATCTGCATGTGAGTGTCAATGTTCTTCTCGGGCTGCCAGATGATCATGTGCCGCACGTTCTTGTCCTCAACCTTTTCGGAGGCGTGCAGGCTGATACCGGTGGATCCGGCCTGGTTAAGAATCAGCGCGTCGAGCTTGCCGTTATTGAACTGCTGAATGACGCGCCGGCGTCCGGCGACCTTCGTATCGGCCGACGACCTGGCTTTCAAGATCGGCATTTTGCCGGTGTAATCGACCTGCGTCCCGCGGCCGGTGATCTCGTCCACCGAATAGCCGGCCGCCTGAATTTTTTGGCGGACGTAGTCGATCGGCGAGATTGGAATGTCCGCGAAATCGGCGTCGCGGATGAAGTCTTCGGCCGCCTCGAAGGCGCTGAGCGCGCCGCCCCGGGCGAGTTCGTCGTCGCTCAGCGGCCGCCGCGATCGTTTACCGTCGCGGTCCCGAATGGTAACGTCGCGGCTTCGATTCAGGTATCGCAGAAGGATGTCCCGGAAGGACAGATCGACGGGGTCGCCCGGCGAGAGCCCCGCCTCTTTCAAGAAGGACTCCATCGTGTTCGAGACCGTCAAGACGGGCTTTTCGCCGCGCTTAATCGCCTCGATGGCCTGCTGCGCGGCCGGCTCCGCCTTCAGTCCGAGCAGCATCTGGTCGACGACGTTGTGCATCAACGACGTAAAGTTCGTGGAATCGGCTCCCGCCGATCCGGTCGAGCCGTCGCCGCTCAGCGACTTGCCCTCGCGCTTGGCCTCTTTGTCGAGAGCCTTGATCGCGCCCTTCTTCGCCTCGTCGAAAGCGGCGATAACCGCCATGGCGCGGCTAACGTGTTCGGCCTGCTCCTTCTCGACCTTGACGACCTGCGGGTCGTAGCGGATGCCGTCGAAGGTGCGCTCGCGCCGGAGATATTGGCCGGCCTCGGCCAGTTTCGACGCCACGACCTGCTGGAGCGCGACGCCGCCGCGGTGGAAGAGGTCGGCCAGGCTCGTCTTGTTGCCGCCGAGTTGGCCGAGGTCGGTTTTCGAATATAAATCCATCACGTCGGGACGCTTGGCATACGTCGCCGAGCTGTAGAAAACCGACCCCGCCTTATTGACAAGCTGGCGGAAAAACTTACTTCGCGTCTGCTGGTTCGGATTGCTCCGCGCGCCCGGCTCCGTCCCGCCGGCGGTGTGGGACTCGTCCAGAATTACTACGCCACCGTCACCCAACCTAGACACGGCCCCATGTCGCGGTCGGTCGAACTTGCCGCCCTGCGGGTTCATCTGGTCGTAGGTCGTGAAGACAACGTCATAGCCGGCGAGTTTGCCGGACTGCGCCAAGCGCTCGAGCATTTGATCGTGGTCGGGTTTCGCGCGGAAGACTTTCGCGTCGGAGGGTTTCGGCGGCGCCTTTTGGTCCTTGTCCTTGGCGTCCTTAACCGCCTGCATCCATTCCGTGCCGGCGTCGTTGAGCGGGATCGACTCGCCGCCGTTGGTGATGAGGACGCGCGCGTTCGGCATACCGATGTCCGACAGGTCGCGAATCATGTCGGCGTAGAGCGCGGGCTTCTGCGTCACGAAGATCGGCGTCTTCCCGTTCTTGATCGCGTAGCGGATTATCGCCGCATTCGTGCGCCCTTTGCCGATTCCGGTCTGGTCTCCGATCACGAAACCCTTACCCGCCTCGATGTTCGAGACGGCCAGCGCGACAGCGTCGACCTGTTCGGCGCCGAAATATTTCGGGATGTCTTTGACGTCGTAGCCGAGTTTTTCGGCCAGGTATTCGTCCGGGGAGCCGTGGCGCTCCTCGAAGTCGGAGAGAGCCTTTTCCGTCGCCCCGCTCATATTCCTAGGGACTGCGACGTTCAGGCTGTTGGCTTTGCTAAGCGGTTTGTAAGGGGAATGTGACTCGGTTTCGGCTACGACAGGTGTTCGTCGAGCCCCCACGTCAGTTCGTCCACCCACTGGAGCAGACTGGTCTGTTCGTAAGCCTCCCGCAGCCGCTGCTGGTCCGGACCTGGTTTCATCCGGAAGCCCTTGGGCGGGCTCACGCGCAGGGAGTTGAGTCTCTCCTGTATCTGCGGGTTTTCCAGAATCCACTCGGTCGGCGTCTTCAAATAAGTTAGGCTCCCGAACGAGCTTCGGAGTTGTTCGCGGGCGTCCGCCAGGACTTGCTCCGGATTTTCCTCCCGCTTGAGCCTCTCCTCCAGCCGTTGACACAGAAGGTCGACGTAATCCGCGTGGCTGATCGGCATGTCTACCGCCGCCTTGATCACTCCGAGCTCCGCGTTCCCCGGACTCCAATACACGATTTGAGGCCGGCCTTGCGGCTGGCTGGCGGGGGTTCTCGATAAGATTGCCGAGTTCGTCATAGTTGCTGATGATCCGCGGAACTTCGACGGCCGGGAGCTCCAGCCCCGACTTTCCGCGCCCCTTAATTACGATCACGTCTACAGGCCAGCCCGCGCCCTGCTTTTTGTACATGGAACCGGCGGCCGTGAAATGGTCGACAACATTATAATTTTGGTACAAGTAAAAATAGAAGCGTCTTTTCGCTGAGGTGTTGTACGCGTCCGATCGCGCCTCCTCCGACTTGGCCAGGGGCGAGATTCCGCCGACGATCAAAACCGCGCTCCCGTCGTCCTTCATCGACTCTAACGCCTTGAACGCGATCGCGTGGTCGATTTCCGTGGTCTCGCCGAATGGCGTCTGGAACCGCTTTGACCCGTTCTCGGTCCGAACCGGGCCGAATGGGGGATTCGCGATCACGACGTCGAACTTTTTGCCCGGGTCGAACTGCGTGGCGTCGGCGTTCGAGACTTCGGCCGCGTCGATCGATTCGCGCAGGTTGGCCGCGCGCTCCGGATTGAGCTCGTTCGCCGTAATGTTCTCGGGCTTCGCCGCCATCACGAGCGCGCCGTTGCCCGCCGTCGGCTCGTAGACCGTCGTTTTTTCGTCGACGCCGGCGAGCTGCTGCGCGGCGAAAGCCAGCGGTACCGGCGTAGAAAAGGCCTGGTTCGCGATGGACGTGGACGTGCGTTCGTTGAGCGTCGGCTGAGCGTCGAGGATCTTCAGCATGCCGGCGTAAGTCTCCGCCGACGAAAGTCCCTTGGCGGCCAAGTCGCGCCCGGCGCGCACGGCGCCGAGTTCAACCGCCTCGTCGATCTGCTTCGCCGCCGGCGATCCGGCCCCGACTTCGCCGCCAAGGAGCTCGGCAGCGTACGCGCGCGCCTCGGCCGTCGTGCGGAAGCCCTCGCCTTTTGCAAATTTTTCAGAGAACGCGGCCGCCAGGTCAGGAATGTTCGGCTCCGCCGGCGTGCCGTAGTCGCGGGCCGCGGGCTGCTCCGCCGGCGCTTCCACGGGTTCGGCCGCCTGAGTTTCGTCCAACTGCTCGGCCGGCTTGCCGTTTAACTGGATCTCCGTCTCCTCGCCGTCGCGCCCGGAGAAAACGACCTTGTCGAGCGTGATGGACTTCCCTTCGAGGAAGTTGTCGCCGACGTACTTCGCGCCCTGGCCTTTTCGCACATAGGCGATCGTCGCGTGCGGCTTGTACTCGGGGAAGGTTTGTGTGTTCGGCTGAGACTTGAGAACTTTTGCATAGAGGCGGTGCAAATCCGGACTCGTTACATCGACTTTGACCACGTCCCTCTCGTCGTTTTCGAAGAGTGACACCTTACCAAACGTGACTTTGACAGGCCGCTCGCCTTCCAGCGCCGCCTGGACGAACTTCGGGTCGAAACCATGTAGGCCATAGAGGATCGTGACATGCGGCCGCTTCTCGCGACCGTCTCCCGTCAGCGCGGAGTCGGGGATTTTCTTACCAAACGCGACGACCTGGTCCGCGATGTCTTTCGGCAGGTCGACCTGCGTCGAACTAGACGAGTATCCGCCCATGTCCTCTGAGCGGTCCTTTACTACGGACACCCCGCTCTCGTTCGCGGGGTTGGCGACGATCTTGCGGCCGTCTTTCGTCTCGGCGAGTATCGGCTTGCGGTCAAGTTCGGGATCCCGATGAGTGAGCGTCGGCTGTTCTTCGCCGGATTCGAGGCGGTCGAGATCGGCTTCCGATTCCATCCCGCTCTTATCGAAGCCCGGATAATTCCGCACGGCCAGATACCAAGACTTCACGTACGGCCGGGCGGACTCGCCCAAGTCGCCAATGATGCGCTTGGTCAGGTCCGCAAACGTGCGCGCGCCGCCCTCGACGTAATAACCGACCAGGTCCACGCCGGCTTGGATCATCTCCGGATCGATCGGGACGCCGGCGTTCGTCTGCCGCGACATCTCGGCGAATTTCTTCTTCAGGAGGTCGCGCGCTTTGTCGGCGCGGTCGCGCGTGAAGACTTTGTTCTCGGCGCCGAACTCCGCCGGCGCGGAGGCCTGCGGCTGCGCCTGTGCGGCCGGCGCGACCGAGGCCTGGTCGAGGTCGAGTCCGTAAAAGCGCGTGAGCTCGTCCAGCGTCTCGCGGAAGTCTTTGAACGCGGTGTCTCTGAAGGGCTCGCCGTCCTTGTCGAGCCATGTGACCTGCCACTTGTCCTTGTACTCCGGCTTAACGGAGCGGTGGACGATCAGCGACTTGCCGTCGCGTAACGGCGCCTGGAAGGGCGTTTCGTTATGGTCGTTGATAAAGTCGTCGATGCGCTTCACGCGCGCGACTTCGCGCCGCTCGTCCTCGGCGATCATCTCCTCCGGCGTCATCTCCGCGGCGGCGGCCGGCTTCGCCGCTTCGACGGGCTTCGCCTTCGGCGCGGCGGCCTGGCGCTTCGTGACCGGTAAATCTTCTTTGTTGAAGATCACGTAAACGTCGTGCGGCCTGTCGGAGACGTCGTACATCACGTTCCGCCAGACAATGCCGTCATAGCCGGCGGCCTCAGTCTGTTGGCGCAACGTCTGCATGTAACGCTGGCTTTTGCCGAGTGTCCGCGAGGCGTCCGCGGCTTCCCGCAATTGCCGGAGCTCTTTCTGCTCCGCCGGCGTCAGCGGCTGGCCGGAATGTTCCAACTTGCGCGTGAGCTCGTTCAGGCGGGGCGTGTCCGGTTGCGTCTTTTCGAGGATGGCGGCCTCTTTCTCAAAGCCGCTCCGCCTGGCCACATCGGGGCTGGCGAGGATTTTCCGGTTGATGTCGGCGGTCGGGTCTCCGGTCTGGCCGTTACCCTCGTACTCGATCAGGTTCAAATCCGCCGGCAGTTTGGACTCGTACACGTTCGCGCCGTAATGGCCGGCGAGCTCCGGATCGCTCGTAAACCAGGTGCCGAAGCTGTCGAAGGTTTTCGGCGTCCGGACGCCGAGCGCGGTGAGCGCCTCGTGCGAGCCGTGGTAGAGCGTCGGGCCTTCCTTCGGCTTTACCTCCTCGCCAGGCTTAACGCCTTCACGCAGCGTGACGCCGTTGTAATAAGCCTTGCCGGGCTGGCCCGTCCGCGCATCCCGGGCCGGCCTTTCGACGAGGGCGTTGCGCGCGTCCTCGGTCATGCCGGCTGGCCAGTCATGCTCATGCAGCGCGACTCGCTGCTGGTCGTGAAGTTTGCCGATTTCGCGGTCGAAGGCTTCTTTGCCGACGTCCGGGAATTGCGAGCGCAGATCGGAAATGGAAACGAGACCGCGCCCGTACCCGGCGATGGCTTCTTCGAGGCGAGCGCCAAGGCCTTGCTCCGCCATCAGGCGACGGCCGAGCTCGTCTTTCTTCAGCTGCTTCTGTTTACCTTGGCGGGGTGGGTTCTTCGGCCCGAGCTTGCCTTCCTTGCGGAGCTTCACGCGGACTTCGTTGGCGCGCTTCAGCTTAGCCCGGAGCTGTCGGTTAGCCCAATCTTCGAGCTCCACCTTGCCGACCAGCTGATCGTTTCTGAGTTGTTCGAGGGATCCGAGGTAGGTGTCGAAGTCGGCGACCGCCACGGTCGCCGGGTCGACGGAAAGAAGGTCTAGTGTCTGCGCGGACGCCGGGCGGCTCGGTGCGCCTGGCTCTTGAGGCCGCTCCTCCGGTGCTGCGACAGGAGCGCCCGTTTCATCGCGACTCTCGCTTTCGCGTTCTTCAGCTCCTGGTCGTTCGTCTCGCCGCTCGTCTGGTCGCTCGTCTGGTCGCTCGGCTGTTCGCTCTCGCTCTCGCTCAGATCGTCCGGCCTCGATAAGGTCTCGAACGGCGTCAGCGCCGGCGTTGAGCTTTCGCTCGGCGTATCGGGTAAGGGTCGCTTCAGCATCGGCATCGCCTCCTATGGCAAGTTCAAGCAGTTCCGCGGTGTCGACGTCCGCGTTCACTCTGCCGAGAAGTCCGTCAACAAGTTGCGCGGCGTTTTCGAGGAGTTCGGCCTCTTCAGGGTCAGCGCTTTCGACGGCCTCGGCGATCTCTTCGTCGACTTCGCGCTCGGCGGTTTCGACCGCGCGGAGCGTTTCTTTGCGCGTCGGCGGCCGCCACGGTCGGGTGTCAGCCCAGGGGGGCGCCTGCTCTAACGCGCGCTTCTCCTCCGGCGTCCTCTGCGAGTCCTCGTAGGGGATGATCTGCGCCCCGAGCTCTTTGTACTCGTCTTCGAGGTCGTCGGACATCTCCCCGCCCCGGTCAGCGCGGAGGCGGGATAATACATCACGTCTGCGCCGCAGCTCGTCAATATTTTCGGCCGTGGCTTTGGGAACGGATTCGCGCTCAGTCGGCCGGACGAGTCTCGGCGTGACGTTTTTCTCTTCAGATTGAGGGGCGTAAACGGAGCGCCCCTCCTCATTGATCGCGAAGTCGCCGCTACCACTGGCGCGGTCTTCCGCGTTACGAACGGCCGCCATCTTATTCGCGTTGGCGCCCAGGACGTCGCCCTGCTCGTTTCTGACAAGGTACGTCGCGCCGTCGAGCTCAATCGTCCCGCCCGCTAGATGAGGGCTACGGCTGTAACTCTCGATAGGCTCGGTACCGGTTTCCGCCGGCGTGTATTGCGGGCGGACCAGTTTGTTACGCTCGCGCGTGGCGTCGAATTGGTCGATTTCTCCGGTCCGGAGGCGCAGATCGATGTCGCCGAGCGCCTTTTCGCGCTCGGCTTCTTCCTCGTAATGGCGCGAGAGGTCCTCCTCGGAAGATTCGCGGCTCGACCCGCGGCCGCGCAGCTCGCCCTCGATCGCGTCATACATGTCGCTGACGGTCGAATCCTTCGGCAGGTAGCCTTCGGACGCCAGCATTTCGCGCATGGTGTCCGGGGAATGGCCGTCGCGACGCGCCAGGCCGGTCGTACCGGCTTCCTTCAGTCCGATCCGGCGGAGTTCGCCCGACGTGTCGCCGTCGTCGCTAATCCCGCCCATACGCCGAATGGCGGTGAGCAGCGAAGTCTGGTCTTCGACCGGCCCGCGCGACTTCTCGGCCAGGCGCTCGAAACCGGCCCCCGGCGAATAGCCACTTTCGGTCTGCGGTACGCCGCCCTCCGGGTTCGTGACCGAGCGGAAAAGCCGGCTTTCCGGGCCGTTCTCAGTCCCGACGCCGGCGCCGGCCGGGAACCGTCGCAAATTTTGCGGAGCGGCGGCCGCCCGCCGGCGGAGATCGGGAATCCGGTTGGCGATCTCCTGGATTCGCTCGACGTGCGCGGCACGGGTCTTAACCGCCTCCGGAGTCTGCGGAAGGTACCGCAGCGCGGTCTGTAGCGCGTCCTGCTGCGTCCGGAGCGCGCCGATCGCGCCCGAGTAGTCGCCGGACTCCTCGCGGGATCTGGAGTCGGCCGCCGCCCTGTCGGCCGCCGCGTTCGACTCGTCGAAGAGGCGCATGCGCCTGATCTCGCCCTCGGCCTCGCGCGTGCTGGCCTGGTCCGCCTTGGCGCGTTCGGCTTCGTCGCGCTCGCGGATCCTCGACTCTTCGGCCTGCCGGCGGTCGAGCGTCTTTTGCGCCTCGGCCGCGTTCCGTTTGGCCTCCTGCTCCGCGCGGTTGCGCTCGGCGTCCGCCACCTTCTTGTTGCGCGCATCGACGCGGGCGCGTTCGTCGGCCTCGCGCTGCGCCTTCACTTCGGCCGCCTTGCGCTCTTTTTCGTCCTGCGCCGCCTTTTTCTCGGCTTCCTTCTGCGCCTTCACTCGGTCCGCTTCGGCGCGCGCGTCCCGCTCGGAAAATGACTGGAGGCCTTTGAGCGTCTTGTCGAGCTCGAGCATTTTGTCGCGCAGCGGCGTTTCGGCCGCCTGGCCGCCGGCGATGGACATCAATTCGGCCTGGTATTCGGGCGAGCCCTTGAGGGTGTTTATCGCCCGTTGGTAGTGGCCGATGGACTGGCTTAACGCCAGGTTGGCGGTGTCGGGGTCTGCGTCCGCGCGCTGGATGGCGAACGTGGCGAGCTGTTGGCCCTTGGTTTCGAGGTCCGCGAGGGTTTGCGCCGTCGTCGGCTTCTCGCCCTTCTTCGGCTGTTGTAGTGACTGGAGCCGCTGAACCGCGGCGTCGAGGCGGGCGCGTCCGGTCAACGGGGCGGCCGGCGCCGATTCGGCCGCCGGCGTCGCCCCGGCGGCCGCCGCGGCTTCGGCGCCCTGTGTCTGCGCCTGCGCCGGCGCGGCCGCTTCCTGAAGGCGTTTGCGGTATTCGGGCTGCGCGGCCTGGCGCAAGCTGGTCAGCTGCGTCGGCCCCATGGTGGTCGGCGTGAGGTTGAGCGGCGCGAATCCTTCGTTCTGTACCGCCCGCGCGCCCGCCTGCCTGTCCGCGCGATCGGCGAGGGAGCCGGCGGCGGCGCCGACGACGTGGTGAGCGCCGCCGAACCCGCCGCCGACCAGGCCGCCAAGGAGCGCGGACTCCGCGACCCCCTCGGTAATGGCGCGCTTCGTGTCGTAGCCGGAGAGCTCCTTCGCGTTGATGTTGTTCATCACCTGCGAAAAGCCTTCCTGCAGGAACTCTTCCATCGCCTCGTCGCCGATGGAGCGCAAAAGGCCGTGCGTCGCCGCGTGTTCCGCCGGCGCGCCGAGGCTCCCGACGCCGAACCCTTCACTCAGGCCGATGAACGCGCCGATCACGGCCGCGCGCTTCGCCTGGTCCGGATTCTGGCCGGCCGCAATCGCCTCGTCGTAGGTCTGGCCGGCGTTGGACGCCGCGCCCATCACGGACGGGATAAGGAACTCGGGAAAGCCCAGGAATCCGCCCATGGCGGACGTGGCCGCGAACGGGACGGCCGAACCCGCGGCCTCCGCCGCTTTCGCCAGATAGCTATCGTCGGTAGGGTCGACCGGGAAGCGCCGGCGGAGAATCTGTTGATCCTCCTCCGTCGTGCCCATGATAAAACTCTGCCGGAGACGGTTCTCGATGTCCGGGTGAAGAAGCGAGAGACCTTTAACGGAGCTGTCGATTGTGCCGCTGAATCCACGCGCCGCGCGGTTGGCGAGCTGCTCCGGATACCAAGGGGCGTTTTGGATGTCGGTATCGCGCTCGTACGCCGCTTGCGCCTGCGCGTCCGCGGCCCGCAGCGATTCGAGGTAATCCCGCGCGTCCGGGGTGAGCGCCGCGGCGGCCTGCGGGTTTTCGAGCATGTTCCGGGTTTCCTGCGGCAGGTCGCGCCAGGTCGGGCCGGAATGGTCGTGCGGGGCTTTCGCCCGGGCGAGCTCGCGGGCTCGCGCGTCCTCGCGCATCACGCGGAGGCTGGTCGGCGCGACGTTGGCCGGCTGGCCGACGTCGACCTTGACCGTCGCGCCAGGTTGCGGCCCCTGGCCCATGCCCTCGGGGACTTGCGCGAGCGGGCCCCGAAAGTCGAAGGGGCTCGGCTGCTCGAGCTGTCTCGTCGGGCGCTCCAGCCGCGCCCGCTGAGGGGTTTGCAAATTTTGCGGGGGCGTCCCGCCGGCGAAGACGTCGGCGCGAATCGGGCCGCCCGGGAGGCGCGAGGGCTGCTCCGCCGGCAGTTTGGCCAGCGGCGCGCGGAACTCGAACGGGTTCGACGGGTCGACGGGGACGCCGTCGAGAACGTCTTTCGGCTTGGTCGCGGGCTGAGCCGGCGCGGGCTTCGTAATCTTGCCCGTGCCGAGGTCCATCGTGTCGCCGGCGCCCATCTCCACCTTGTTGAGGCCGGTCGAATGGTCGCCCGAACTGAGCTGCTGCCAGCGCCGCATGATGTTGTCGGCGTAGTTGCCGGTCTCGATGTTCCCGTCGTTACCCGGCGCGATCTCCCCGGTCTTGTTGATGTGGTTAATCTGCCGCTCGCCGCCGTGGTATCCGGCGAGCGCCGCCTGCCAGCGCGCGCCGGGTTCGGTGATTTTGGAGTCGACCTGGTCGTACTTCTCGCGGAGATAGCGCATCCCCGCGTAAGCGTTGTCGAACGGGTCGTTCGTGTCGAGACCGTACTTCGCCGCCGTGTCCGGCATGACCTGCCAGCGGCCGACGGCGCCCTTTTTCGACAAGGCCTTCGTGTCGTCGGCCCCGGATTCCTGCTCCTTCATCGCCTGGCGCAGGTATTTCGGGATCTTGAACACCTTGGCGTAATGGTCCTCGAACTGGTCGAGGGTCATTTCTTGCTGTTCGGGCTGGCCTCCGGACGGAGTTTGGCCTCCAGACTGTTCCTGATCGTCTAGTTCATCAAACGGCATAGCTTGTCAGTGGTCAGTGGACAGTAACGAGTGGTGGGAAAGAGAGAATCAATAATCGAAGTTAAGCGTGCCCGACGGGTAACGCTTGGGATCGATCTTCCGCGTCAGCCCCGATCCGGAGGACGTACCGGAATTGCTCAGGCCGGGCCGGGTGAGTCTGCCGGGCGCGCGTTGAGACCTGGCGTCGCGCCCGCGCTCCTGAATTTCCGCGCGCTCTTTGGCGCCGGCGATCGTCTTGTCTGTACGGGCGTCCGCGCCGGCCTCGTGAGCCTTCGTCCGCTCGAGCGCGGCCGCGTTTCGGTCGTCCGCGCGCTTATCCTGCGCCGCAATGCGGTCGCGCTGCATCGCGGCCGCTCCGGAGCCGCCGACCGGGATCTGGTCGCCGTTTGCGTAGACCGCGACGGTCTGGATTTTGCCGTCGGGACCCGCGATGTCCTTGTAAGTCGGCTTGCCGGTGCGCGCGGCTTCCGCCCGGGCGTTGAAGAGATCGATCTCCGCCTCCGACCTGCGCCTCTGCAAGTCGGAATCCTTCATGCCGGCGACGGTGGCGGCCGTCCTGGCGCGATTCAGGCCGTTCTCCGTGATGATCTGATCAATCTTGGCCCTCGATAAGGCCTCTTCGCCCGCCTGCTGACGTTCCCTGCGCGCCTTTTCCTGTTCCCGCTCCATCCGCGGACCTTGGACGGAATCGAAGGTGAATTCGCGCCCTTTCTCGGGGTTGATGATCGTCCCGAGCGCGCCGGCGCCGGCGCCGCCGATCGCCGCGCCAATAGGGTCGTGCGGGTTAGCCGCGGCGGCCCTGGAAGCGCCGATCAAGAGATTCTGCGCGACGTTCTTCCAATTGCGGTCGAATCCCCCGCCATGGTCCTTGGTGAGGAGGCTGCCGTCCTCGCCATGGCGCGCGCCCTGCATCACATAGTCATATCGCGCGGCCTTGACCGGGTCGTACGCGGAGGGGCCGCCAGCCTGGCCGGGAAGCGCGGGAATCGGAACTTCCGACCGGTCGACCGCCGCCGGCGCCATCGCGCCCGAGGGGGCGAAAGGCGGGGTGACCGCCGCGGCCGACATGTCGGGAGAGCGCATCGCCGGCGGGATAAGTAAGGGCGACCTGGTCGCGGCCATCGTCGGCCCGGGCGGCGGGTCGGGGACGTTGTAGAGCGCCGGCGAGCGCGGAAGGTTCACGTCCGGCTGGATGCCGGGCGAGGAGAACGCCCCGCGATCGGCGCCGAAGTCGACCGCCGCGCCCTTTTCGGCGTTGGCGACGGAGTCTTCGAGCGTCCGGACGTCAGGCCGCGCCAGGTTAGCCGGGGACTCAATCGGGTTCGGCGATGTCTCGTCCGGGTCGCCGACGCGTTTGGCGGCGCCGCCCAATTTTTGGACTCCGCGCGCCATGGAAGATCCTAAATTGCTGATGCCTGAGCCGAGACTCGATAGAAAACCAAACATAGTTAGCCCTCAAAAAGTTTGGGCGGCGAGAATCCGCCGCCCGAATGACCGTTGATTTCGCGCTATTTCGCCGCCGCGGGCGCGGCCGGCGCGGGAGGAGGCTTTATCAGCGCCTTGCCATCCCAATAGCAGTCGGCGCAGCCGGTGCGCTTCCTGACGCTCTCAAGCCAATGGTTGTACGACCCGCGCGAGAGCTCCATCGACAGCGCGATCTGTTGCACGCGGCGGCCGAGGGCCTCGTACCCGCCCTTGTCGCTCGCCGCCAGTTTCAGCGAGTCCTGCCGCGTGAGCGTCTCTTCGCCCAGGAGCTGCTGAAACTCCTTTTCCATCGCCGTGATCTGCTTGGATTCGTCCTCGGTGAGCGGGACCGGCGGGGCGTCCTGCTTTGCTTCGGCCGAAGCCGGCGCCGGCGCCTGTTTCGGAGGTTTCTGCGCGTGGGCGGTCGCCGCGCACGCCGCGACGACGAGAAGTAAAATAACCGACTTCATGTTTGTCCTCGTTAAATGGGTGAAGAATTACAACGGCGCGCGGCCGTTGCCGGAGTTGTAAAGGTAGGCGAGCTCGGCGGCCGACAGAGTCCGCTTCCAGACAGCCACCATGTCAATCAGGCCGTCCATAAAATCGCCGTCAGAGTCGTTGCCGATCGCGAAGTTCGAGCTCCCGTCGAAGACGCCCGCCGTAAAAGTCGCGGTGTTCGCCGTGCCGTTGTTGACGTTGATCGAAATGTTCGACCCGTCGTAACTGGCGACGACGAAATACCAGGTCGACGTCGACGCGGCGCCGAAGTTATTGGCGGTGACCGTCGTAATGGTCGTGCCGTTGGTGGTGACCGAGAATTGAAACCGCTGTGTCCCGCCGGCGAGGTAAAGGATTTCGTATTCTCGCTGGCCTGAGCCGAACACGTTCCACTTCCCTATCAACGCCTCGCCCCCTGTCAGGCTGGTGAAGTTCACCCAACAGCTGATCGTGAAATTGGTATTGCTCCCAAAACTCAAGGAAGCGTTGTCCGCGACCGTCAAAGACTCCTGATTCGCGCGGGTGAACTGCGCGGCCAGGCCGAGCTTGCCGGTGGTCGACGTGACGGTGTTGTTGTCGGTCAGACTGAGGCTGGCGTTTTGGAAAGCGGCCGAGCGGCCACCACTGGCCTCGTCCAGGTTGTAATAAACCTGGAGCCCTTGATAGAGACTCTGCGCGGCCGAGGAATTACCGCCGCGCTGCGGCCTGACCGGGGCCACCGTGGCAGTGAAAACTAGAATCCAGGCGAGTAAACAAGAAAATATTCTGGTCATCAGTTACCCAACCTCCCGGGAATTGTGAAGCCGATGTCCGCAAGCGTGCTGTCCTGAGACGACGGGGCGGTGATCGTCAACACGTCGCCGGCGGAAAAGCTCGTCGACGTGCAAGACTGATAAGTCGCCTGCGTGCCCGACGCCGCGAAACGGAGCGTGCAAATTGTGCCCGTGCCCACTTTCGCGACCGTGAAATCGGTTTGAGCCGTCGCCGCGGTGCCCGCCTTAACCGGGGCGTTTGTTCCGTTCGAGATCGTCCCGGTGAACAGCTGTACGGCGCGAGCCAGCACCACGCGCAGCACGACCTGCGACGAGCCGGGCTTCGACGTCACGGAGCCGGAAAGGTCGTACGAGGTAAAAGAGACCGTCGCGCCGTTGATGGCGACTTTGCCTTCGTGCGAAGTGGAATCGACCGCGACCTGGCCCTCGGTGGTCGGCGCTGCGCCGCCCGACGTCGGCACCTTCAGCGAGGAGGCCGAGCCCATGTCCTGCGCGCCGGTCGACCAGGTGTTCGCCTGATTCGTCAAAACGACCTGCGCGGACAGGCGGGCGTTCGCGACGGAGCCCGTCGCCAGGTTCGACGCGTTCAGGTTGGTGATCGCCGAGCCGTCGCCGGCGAGAGACGTCGCGGTGAAAAGCCCGGCGCTGGTCAGCGACGCGCGCTGAGTGTAGCCGCCGCCGTTGACCTGGCTGCTGAAATTTAAAGTAACGCTCGGGTTGGCCGTGCCCTGGACCGGCAAGGCCTCGACGACGAAGTCGACCGTCTGCGAGCTGGCCGTCGCGGCGGTCTTCCAACCCTGGCCGGTGAAACGAAGGCGCGGTGAAATCTGCTGCGCGCCCGCGGCGGCCGCCGTGTTATTGAGCAGAGTAAATCCGTCGGTCGAAGTCGTTCCTAGCGCGTCCTTGTTGTAGAAGACCCCGCCCGAATTGACCTTAAACGGTGTCGTGGAGCCGTCATCCGGACTCAGCATTATCCCGCCGGCGGCCGGGAACGTGACCAAACTTTGCCCGGTCCCGCCCGTGGTGAAATTCGCGATGATTAGATCGCCGGAGTTCTGGACTTGCGCGCCCCAATTCGACGGCGCGGCCGCGTTCGTAAGGCCGTAGTTCCAATAGACTGTTTCGTCGTCGATCGCGAACACGGCCAGCTTGCTCAGAGGGCCGACAAACGGCGGAGAGCTCGAAGGAGTCTGCGAAACCTGCTCGCCGCCGGTGATATTCAAGACTGTGGTCAAAACGCCGCTGCTCGCCATCCTCGCGACTTCGGAGCCGCCAAAATTCCACTGGTCGAGCAAGACAGTCGTTCCCGTAAGGGACGTGTTCACGGTGTCGACACCGCGCACGACCATGACCGTGTTGCTGTTGGAGCCGCCGACGGCGAGCGTCGGCTTAATCAGCTGCCCGTAAAACGTGCGGGAGCTCGCGTTATTCTTCGTCAGCGAAAAGGAGAGGTTTTGCGCGGCGACCGTGTTAGTCGCCTGCGTCGAAAGGGTAAGTCCGACGATCGTCTGCCCGGCGGTCGGGGCGGCCGCCCCCAGGCCGAGCGCCGCGAACTGTGGCGTCGAAGTAATCTGGATGCCCTGGACCGTGTCGATCGAGGGGTTGCCGCTCACGCCGTCGAGGTTCGACCCCGACAGATTCGACGAGAGGCTGATGGTGCGCGCGGTCGTCGTGTTTAAGGCGGTTCTGACGACGATCCCGTTGCCCCCCGGGTCGCCGAGGCCTCCGCCGCCGCCCGCGGGCATACAGTCGGCGCCGGCGCTGTCCAGACAGGCGAGCTTGCCGGTCGTCGTGTTGGCGAAGACGCGGAAGTTTCCGGCGGCCGGGTTCGACGGCGCCGAAATCTTGGCGACGTCGAAGTAGCCGTTGAAGGCGTTCGTGTTGTCGAGCGTCTTATTGCTGAACGTCTCGGAGCCGGCCCTGGTGGCGAGCGTCCCGCTAGTCGGGAGCGTCACGTTCGTCGAACCGGTTGTCGTCAGCGTGAGCGCGTTCGCGCCCGACGTCGAAAACGCGGCCGCGAGCGTCAGGTTGCCGCCGAGGATGAGCGAACGGGCCGCGTCGTTGAGCGTAATCGTCAGCGTCCGGCCGGCCGTCAGGTTCTCGGTGTTCGCGAGCGTCAGATCGAACGCGCCGGTCCCTGTGGATCGGATGCCGAGCGAAGTGATCGCGGTATGCGCGCCGCCGGTGATCGTCTTGTTTGTGAAAGTCTCAGTCCCCGCCAAGGTGGCGAGCGTGCCCGTCGTCGGCAGGGTCACGTTTGTCGACCCCGTCGTCGTCAGCGTGAGGGCGTTCGACCCGGACGTCGAGAAGGCCGCCGCAAGGGTGAGATTTCCGCCGAGATTGAGCGTCCTCGCGGCGTCATTAAGGGTGATCGTCAGCGTCCGACCGGCCGTCAGGTTCTCGGTGTTGGCCAGAGTCAGGTCGAACGCGCCGGAGCCGGTCGAGCGAATCCCGAGCGACGTAATTCCCGTGTGTGTGCCCCCGTTAATCGTCTTGTTCGTGAAAGTCTCAGTCCCCGCCAAGGTGGCGAGCGTGCCCGTCGTCGGCAGGGTTAAGCCTGTCGTTCCCGTCGTCGTCAGCGTGATCGCATGGTTGCCCGACGTGGCGAAGGTGGATCCGTCGGCGAGCGTCAGGAGTCCGGCCTGGTCGACGTTGAAGACCAGCGAGCCGCCGTACTTCACGTTGATGAGATTCGTGGTGACGCCGGTTGTCGAAGTGTTCGTCGTGTCGATCGCAAAGAGGTTGTAAGTCGTGCTGGTGTTCGAGACGCCCGTGTTGATTTGCGGCTTCAAAAAAACGCCGTAATAGGTGCGCGTGAGCGCGCTGTTCTTAATCAACTGGTGGAAGCCGTTGAACATCGCGACCGTGTTCCCGGCGTTCGTGTTGATCGGGATGCCGATCAAATCAATTCCGCCGGCGGAGGGCGCGGGCGTCCCGACGCCGAGCGCGCCGACCTGGAAAAGCGCCGCAGTGTCCAGATTTTGTGGCGTGGAGATGGTCGGAGCGCCGCTCACGCCGTCGCCGTTGGCTATGAGGATTTGATTCGTCGTCCCGGTGAGCGTTCGCGCCGTCGTGGTGTTTAAGGCGGTCCTGATGACGACGCCGTTCGCGCCCGGATCCGCCAGGCCGCCGCCGCCGCCGCCGCCTGAGCCGAAGGCGGCCCAACTGCCGGCCGTATAGACCCAAATTTTCGAGGCCAAGACGTCGAAGACGAACGGCACCATTCCGGAGATGGACGTCGCGGGGACGCCGGTCGGAGTGCCCGCCATCGAGGGCATGTAGACGAAAGGCCCGGTCGCGTTGGTCGCGAGTCCGCCCAGGCCGAGCGCCCAATCGCCGGAGCCGGTGATATAGCCCCTCGCCGAATTGTTGGAGCCGAAAACGACGGGGAAATTGGCGGAGCTGTAGAGGTTTACCGCCTCGCCGGAAGGCGCGCCCGAGCCCCCGAGGAATGAGCCGGAGTAACCCGTGCCCGTGATCTCGAGTCCGCCGTTGTGCGCGTCGTTGTAGAGCGTAAGCCCGGCCCATCCCGACGCCGTCGAGTTCTTCACCGAGGCGCGGACCGGGGAGGCCGCGGCGGAGGCCTGCGTGACGTCGATGGCGTTGCCGAAGCTGTCAGGGCCGATGATGAGCCGTCCCACGACGTAAGGATTTGTGGCGGACTTCCTTCCGATCTCGTACCAGCCGTTGCTCCAGTAGAAAATGATGGTGTCATTCGTCGCCATCTGGAAACCGTTGTTTCCATTCAACGAGAGAGCGCCCCCGCCTTGGAGCGTGACGTTCGAGTTGGTCGCGCGGAACACCTTGATCGGGTCGAGCGGGCTGCCGCCGAGGAAATTCGTGATGGTCGTCGGTGAGCCGTAGGTTAGATTGAATTCGCTGGCTTCCGAGACGTCCGGAGTGGCCCCGCTGGTGATGGTGATTTGCTGCGAGGCCGTGCTTATCGAGGAATTTGTAGTGTTGCCAAATACTTTATTTCCCCGATAGATGTTAAAGACGCCCGTGTCGCTAATCCCGGTGGGGTTCTGAGTCACCTCGTTGAGATAGACCACCGTGCGGGTCGCGCGCATGTCCAGCGCCGCGGCGCCGGCGTTCGTGACCGTGTTGGAAACTACCTGGTTATTATTCCCCCCCTGAATCAGGATTCCCTGCGCGGCCGCCTGGTTGATGCGATTCCCGACGAAGGCCGAGTTGTTGGCGGTCTCGATGTTGATTCCCTGCCCGCCGGCGTTGTCGATCGTATTGTTCGAGATTCTCGCGTCGTTGATTACGGTCCCGGTGGTATTCGCGATGCCGATCGAGCCGCCGCTAATCGCGTTCGAGTCGACCACACACCCGTTGCAAAAATTGCGGAGGTTGATCGACGCCGTCCCTCCGGCCGCGATGATGGTGTTGTTCGCGACGACCGTTCCGGTCATCGAGGAGAAAGAGATTGTGTCGCCGTTTGAATGGCTTGCGGCCGACGTGCCGTACTGGCCGCGCGCGCAAGCCGTCCAGGAAGTCGCGGAAGAGATCGTACAAATGATCTTCTCGGTCCCGATTGTGACGGTGACCTTGTCCCCGACCGCGCCGAAAACCAGAGTGGAAGCGACCGTCAAGGACGTCGTCCCGGAGCTGATGCCGCCGGACAGGGTTGTCGTACTGGCGTTGCCCAAGACCGCGATTCCATTTCCCTGAGTGGTGCGCTTGACCGTGTTCCCGGTGACGGTCCCCTGCTCGCTACCATTTAACGTGATACCGCCTACCGGGAGCGTCCCGTCGATTTGCTGCTTGGTAGTATCGAAAACGGTGTTGTTGGCGACCAGGCTCCCCCAGGAATTGACGAGATAAATTCCCGAGCCGGCGGTGTTGCTGACATGATTGTTGGTGATCCTGTTCCTCTGAATCACCCCGCTCGACGTGCCGCCCGAGTAGAAAAGAATCCCGTAACCCGAGATATTGGCCGGCGTGCTGCTGGCCATCTGGTTGTTCTGGTCGATTGTGTTGTCGGAGGCCTCCGAGTCGAAGCAATCGTAGCAAACGACGCTGAAGCGCGAGCTCCCGCCGCTGATCGTGTTCCGGCTGATGCGAACCCTGTTGTTAAAGGGGCTCGTGGTCGCCGCGATGAAAATGTCGGCGCCGTCGTCGGTATTGCTCAGATTGCCATTGCCCGCGAACCTACTGTCGGTGATGAAAAGATCATTGTTCTGCCCGCTGGCCAGGAAGGCGGCGGTAGGTAAGCCGTTCGTGTGCGCGGTCGCGCCGGTGAAATTTACATGATGCACCCGGACGTTAGTCGCGCCCGAAGCGACGATCACGCCCCGACGGTGAGCGCCGGCGGTTTTGAAGTAAGAGAGCTCGACGTTCGAGCCGCCGACGTTGATCAAATCCCCGACGAAGGAGCCGGTAAAGACGGTGTTGTCACCGTCGCCTACGAGCGTCGAGCCGGCCGGGGCGGTCGCCTGCGCCGTGAGCTTGAACGTCCCCGCCGGCGCGTAACAGTTTTTCCCGCCCGCCGCGGCGGATGCCGCCAGGCAGTTCCCGAGCGCGGCCGAGACGTCCGCCGTCCCGGTCGGGTCGGCGCCGTAGTCGCTGACCAGGTTGAACGCCTGCCGAATGTTGACGGCCGAGCCGCCCGTGATCGGGTAGGCCGCGACTACCTTGTAATCGGCCGAAGTGTTCTCGCCCCACAGCGTAACCGAGCCGCCATTTTGGTTGATGACGTAGGAGCCGCCGTTGACCGTGCCGCCCGAGCCCGCCGTGAGCGTGATGTTGTTGGCCGAAGCGTTCCCGGAAACGTCCTTGATGACGATCGGATGAGACGTCAGATACCAGCCGGGCCAAGGCAGACGGATTGTGCAAGGGGCCGAGCAGTTAGCCTTGATGAGATTGACGCCGACGCTGTCAATGTTGGTGGACCCCGTCACGGTCAGCCACTGGCCCCCGCCGTCCGCGCGTTTGAGCATATAGCTGGCGGACTTCGTGACGTTCCAGTAGGTCGCGAGCGGATACGCGGCGTTACCGGGGCTGATGCTGCCGCCCTGGCCGTCCATCTGCAGCGGAGGCACGCCCCCGATGGACCACACGGCATGGGAGCGGTTGAACTCGGTTTCGGGACCGCCGCCGAACGAGACCGTGTCATCCATCTTTCCGGGCGGGAAGAAGTCCGGAAACAGACTCGGCTCGACCTCATAAAGGATCGGCACTGCGTTGTGATTCTCCACGAAGCTCGCCCCGGCGTGAATGGCGGCCGTGCTGCCCTGAGCGCCGCGCGTGCAGCCCGTAAAGCTGTTCGACGTCTTGCCGGCGCATTCGAGAATCTCATTCTGAATGCGAAGCACGTTCGCCGTGGGCAGGAAGTCAGTGGTCGAGCCGACCGGAATGGTTGTCTGAGCGTTCGAGATGGTCGAAGTCAGCTGCGTCGAGAAAACCGCCTGGATAAGCGTCGTCCCGTGCAGGAAATCGGCCTTCGAGTTGAAGTAGAAATGCGTCCCATACAAGCCAAAGCCTTCGAGGTTGCTGTTCCTGAGTACCGCGTAACCGGTGGAGTCGACGCCATGGGACGCCACGCTGGAGCCGACCTCCATCGTAACCGTGTCCGGGCGGAAGGTGTCGATCCCGTTGCAGCCGTCGCAGACGAACTCACCAGACTTGATCCAATAGGCCACGCTCTGAGCGGAGCCGAGGCGGTGGACGTAGACGTTTTCGAATAGGTTCGACGGCTTATTGGCGCCGTCGTAGACGAGACTGACGCCGGTGACAAGGTCGAACGAAAGGTTGCTGAACTTCGACGAGAACGCCTTTCTGATGTAAAGCCCGTCCGCGCCGACCTGGCCGATCGACACATCGTCCAGCACGACGCCCGCGTAATCGCCCGTCCCATCCAGCACGATCCCGTACTGCCCGGAGCCGACAGGAAGGCCGGTGATCTTAATACCGACAATCGTGGCGTTGGCGGCGGTGTTAAGGACACTAAAAATCGGAGTGCTCGGGGATGTCCCCTTCAGCGTCGTCCGGCCATTGCGCCCGCCGTCGCCGACCACATAAGCGTTGTCCGGCAGGTTGAGCCCGGTAACGGAGTAACCGGCGGCCAGGCCCGGAATCTGACACTGCTTGCCAGTGGTCGACGCGTTGATGCATGCCTGAATCGCGGCGGTCGCGTCGTCAGTCCCGTTGATCGGGGCGTCGAAGTCGGTCACGGCGTTTAGCGCCTGGCGAACGCCGTTCGACGATCCTCCGCCGCCGGTCGAGTTTATGACGCCGTTGACGATCGACAGATTGGAGCCGAGGCTCAGACACTTCTGCGCGCGCCCGGTGGTCGCGTAATAGGCGAGCTGGTCCTGCGCGCACGACGGGTGCATGGCGTCGGACTGGTCTTGCGTGTAGGCGTTGACGTTGCGCGCGTTGATCGGCGAGGAGTTGTAGGTGCAGACGTCCGCCCAATTCGTCGGCGTGATCGGCGGGAGGCCGAATTGCCGGAAACAGTCGAAGCGCTGGATCTCCGCCCCGGCGGCCGTGTAAAAGGCCGCCTGGTATTGCGCGGTGTTGTCCGTCGGCGAATCCGTCGTCGCGTCGAGAACTACCTGCGGAATAAAGAGGGTGTTCACCCCGGCCACTGTCAGAACGGACGCCGCGACGCGCTTGTACCAGGCGCCGCTGCCCGGCGTGCCGCTCTGCACGATATAGTCCTTGCCGAGGGGCCTGAACGGAGAGGACACGTAAAAACGCAGCTCCGCGTACTTGTGCCAGACGACAGTCGCGGCGCTGGTAGTGGTCCCGGCGTAAGGCGTCGTGAGCATCAGGAAGTTGGAATCCGTGACGTACGCGACGGTGTAATCGACAAAGTCGATTGTGATGCGGAATCCACCGATCCCGACCCAATTCGGCCGCCACTTCCCCGAACTGATGAGAATGGTCGAGCCGTTCGTGGCGATGACGCCCGTAATGGTGACGTCGCTTCCGATGTTGGAAGCGTTGAAGTCCGGCATTTGGCTGGCCGCGACGGTGACGTCGGTAGCCAACGCGGGCGCGGCGAGCGCGAGCAACAAGAAGACGAGAAGGAAAAGCTTTTTCATACGAGCTTATGAGCGCGGAGCAGATTGTTTTCGCGGTGGGCCCTGGAAATAAGGAGCCCGACGTAACAGCCGAACGGGAAAAATCCGAGAGGATGACCGAGCATTAAGATCGAGCCGAGCGACATCGCGGTAAACCCGATGTAGCCCGGATGACGGAGCCGGCGGTACGGGCCGGCGGTGATGAGCCGCGGAGGCCTGCGGATCGTCGGATAAAAGAAGGGGTTCGCGCGGCGCGCCCAAATGACGAGCGTCGAGCCGCCGACGAACAAGCCGAGGCCGACACTCCAACCAGGCCCGAACGGGAGCGCCGGCGCGATCAGCCAGGTCAGCGGAACCGCCCACCAAAGCAAATTCAGAAAGACGTACTCGCGGTCCTTCGGCGCGAACCGGTACACGACCAGGTTCTCGCGCCGAATCAGCCGCGCGCCGGCGGTCAGGTAAACCGCCATGGTGAGCGCCCACGAAAAGAACACGGCCAAATAAGGCTTAATGGCGGTCATCGCAGGTATACCGACACCTTTTGAAGCGCCACGTCGCAGGGGGTGACCTGTTCGACATAGCCGTATTGATGGCAGACGTCGGCCGAAGCCGAGTTGACGCGCCCGGACGGCGGGAAATTGGTCGTGATAAGCGCCTGGCCGCCGACAGAGGAGTCGTTGCCGGCGAGCGTCTTCAGCACCCAGGAGCCGGCGGTCGGAGTCGGCCCTGTCTGAACGATCAACGTCGCGCGCTGCGCGTTATTGAGCGGAAAAATCGCGCTGCGGTTCGGCGCGGTGGTTAGTTCGGTGAGATTGATCGGAATTTCGACGACATTAGCCGGCATAAAAGCTCCTTAAGCGAAAGCGGCGGCCAGGCCGAGGCCTCCGCCGACGATAGAATTTAAGAGTCCGCTGTTTTGCGCCTGCTGCTGGCCGTACCCGTAGGTTTTCGTGGTGATGTACTGCGGGGCGCGCAGCCCGGCGACGAATTGCTTGTTCTGAATGTCGAGCTGGTTGTTCGCGAGGTTCGCGTCCGCCTTGGCGGAAGCCTCTTTGTCCGCGAGCTCCTGGAGGCCGATTTGCTGCATACGGGCCGCCAACACGGGGTTGGTTACTCCCGAATAGCCGCCGGTCCCCTCGACAATTCCCTGCCTCGCCGCGCCATAGCTCGCCGCCTGCCCGGAGTTCAGCAACGTCTGGTTCGGCTGCCAGGATTCGAGCGTCTTCTCCTCGGGCGTAAGGTCGTGCGACATGAACGAGCCTTCGTAATTCGTCTCATTTTTGAGGGTCGCTGGTTGGTTTCTTGATCCCATATTGACTCTTGAAAAGGATGAAATTGGTTTGAGAAACGGGCGCTAACCCGAAGAATCTGGCGAGCTTTCTGGTCGCCGCGAAGTCCGGAGAGTCCGGGAGATCGACGAAGAGGGCGTCCGCGATCACTTCGAAGACGGCGCCCATAAAGCCGAGTAGGAGTTTGCAAATTTTGCGGAGACTCGCGTCGGGGTCGGTGATGAGGCCGACCTGGTAAACCTTGCGGTATGAGCCGAGGCGCATGAGTGTCAGGAGCGCGGCGGGGCGGTCGTCGATGAAGACGAAATACTCGAAGGAGTTCAGGGGCGGCGCGAGGAAGTCTTCGACGCTGTGGTAGCCGCCGCCGTCCAGATAAAGCGCCGGCGCGCAGGCCGCCCACAGGAAGACTCGGCGGAGTAATGCGCGGTCGCCCTCCTCCGTGTGGTCGACGCGCCGGACGTAGTCGCCTCGCAGCTCGTTCACGTCGGAAGGGTGTAGGCGGTGACGATCCCCTCGGAATTGACGGTGATACTGCCGTCCGTCCCGCCGCCGGTGATCTTAGCGAGCGGTATGGTCACGCCGGCGATCGCGGGCGTGGCGCGGCGGGCCGCTTCGAGGTTGTTGCGGGTCGTGGACGGGTCCGCGACGTCGATTGTGTTAAAGGTCGGGTCGTCGCCCACGGCGAGCGGCTGCGGCAGTTCGAGATTTTTGACGGAGCCCACCCTGCCGCCACTTACCAGCGTGTTGGACGAGACGTCGGTAAGCGGAGACTCGTCGGGCTGCGCCGCCTGCGGAACCGTGTTCAGCGGCGTGGCGTTCTCAAACTGCTGGAATACGACCTCTTGGCCAAGGAGTTTCTCGCGAAATTGCATACTTTTCTGGAATAATGCAGTGCCTTAACAAAACTGATTTCGAATCGAACCGGAGGATTAGACATGAAATTGAAAATATTTTGGGTCGTTCTATTGGTTCTAGTCAGCTCTGTCTTTACGCTCGGATGGAGTAATCAACGACGTGTTACTCCACATTTTGAATACAAATTGTTTCAGATAAATAGTACCGACCCGCAAATAGATGCCGTCAAGCTAACTCAGATCGGAGCGGAGGGATGGGAACTGATTTCAGTAGTTCCAGTAACGGGCGCGGGAACCACGACCCAATTGGCCTACTACTTCAAACGTGAAAAACGATAAACTGAGTTTAAAGAAAAACTTCAAATTCCGCCTAAGCCTTATTGGCTAAACCCTTCGTGCTCGAGGTATTCGACTTCGAGCGCGTCGAAGACGGGCGCGCCCGCGGGCAAGCTGAAACTGAGCCGCATCGCGAAGGAGTTACAAAGCGTATTCATACCCCATTCGGGATGCTCGATGGACTGGCCCGTGCCGCCCCCGGGGAGCGCGAACGCGGGCGCCGCGGCGCCGTTCACCAGGCCGACCTGGTCGAGCTGCGTGTAGATCCGGAGCTCGCCGTTCGCGTTGCCCGTCAGTTTGGAGGAGCGAACTGTCTTCAGGAAGCGGCTGTCGCCGGCGACGAACGGGAAGCCGAGGAACCCGGCGATCGTCAGTCCGGACGCCTCGTCGTCCCAACGCCACACGGCGCCGTCCGCCGTCGTCACGTACAGATCGTTACCGATGGTCGCGCAGCTCGTGACGATGAAATCCGTTGTCCCGTCGCCGAGCCAGGCAGGGGCCGACCACGCGCCTTGCTCGGTGTTGTAGACCATGGCCTTCGTCTGCCAGCCGCCGCCCGCCCCCTGCCGAGCGTTCGACCAGAACACAACCACCTGCTTCTTTCCGATGTCGGAGCCGATGAAACTGCGCCCGGGCGCGATGGCCTGCAGTTCCGGCCGAACGGCCCGCGCGAAATCGTCCGTGGCCTGGTCGGCGTCCTTCCCGATCGTGCGGAAGAGGCCGCGCTTCGTGAGCCCGTAAAAAAGGTCGTTGTGGACGACGCCGCAATACTGATGCGCGAAGCCGGCGCCCCACTGTTTACGGATGGCGAAAGGGTTGATCGAGTTACCGGTCAAAGAGACCACCTGGAGCGAATTCGGCGTCATCAGGTAGGCGACCAACTCGCCGAGCGCGACGCCGGCGATAACCTCGCCGCCCTCGGTCGGAGTGTGCGCGAAGGGGCTGAAAGCCTCCGGGTTGTTGTACTTCGACGCGGCGACCTCCGCGCCTGGCGTGGTGTTCGCGCCCGTGCCGTCCGGAGGGCCTCCGCAGCTCGCGATGGCCAGGTGATTGCCGAGAGTAAAGACGAAAAGCGCCTTCGGCGGCGGGTCGTTGTCATACTCGGCGCGTTCGACCAGGTCGTCGTCGAAGAAGTCGAACTCGACGTCAGTGGACTGGACGTCGTATTCCTGGAACAGCCACAAGCCCGGCCGCTCGGTCGCGCGCTCCGAGATGCGCGAGACGTAGACGTTCCATGCCGTCTGGCCCTGCGTGGCGTCGAACGCGCCGAGCGAAACCTTGATGCGGTTGCCGGCGACGGTGATGGTCACCAGGCTACGGTCAGACGGGTTGCCCTGCCCCGAGAATCCCTTCCGCTTGCGCGAGACGGCCACCCAATACGCGCCGGTCGGAAGATTCTTCGTCCCGGCCGTGCCTTCGACGACGGTCGGCGCCGGCGGCGTGGTGAAGCCGGCCAGGCGTGAATCGAACCCGCCGGCGGGGATCGGATAGGCGACCTTCAGCGCCTCGGACGCGGTGAGCGTGGCGGAGATCGCGGCGCCGTTGACGTATAGATCCCCGTCGCCAATAGCGAATATGGCCTGCTCGCGGAATCTGACGGCGTTTCCGGCGAGGAGGGTCGCGCGGTCGAGATTGAGCGCGGAGAGCGCGGGAACTTTCTTGATCGCCACGCCGACGGAGTTCGCGTCCGGAGCCGGCGAAACCTGCAGGCGGTCATCCGCGATGATCTTCTCGATTACGAAAAGCTTTCGCCCTAACAAGATGTGCTGCGCGAAGCGGAAATCGGTCTTCGCCGTGGCTCCTCCGGAAAGGACGACCACGTTGACGCCGACGGTGAGAGTCGCGGTGTAAGCCATCGTCGGGAGCGCGCGCGCGGAATCCGCCGCGCCCCAACCGTTGAAGGCGCGCCAGCCGTTCGGCTCGTGAATCGCGTTCTCGCCGGCGAAGACGGAGTCGACAATGCCGGTACCGACTTTCGGCTGCGCGGAGATGTACCCGGCCTGGCCTGTGTAAGTGATTCCCATCGTTATCCCAGGAAGGTGATTGAGTAAATCGCTTTACACGCCAAATGGAGAGCTTGATCTTGGTTGTAGTTGATCGTGCCCTCGTTTTTCAGGTAATCGATAACGGCGTGCAAAACAAATTCGACCGCGCCGAAGGCGATTGACCCCGTCAGGAACCAGACCGCGCCGCCCTGGATCGCAGCGTGCGCGAGGAGCGCCTGGTAAAAGGGCACGTTCGGAATCGGCCGCTTGTGGTTTTTGGCCTGCGCCAGGAAATCTCCCTGTAACGGGTAGTCGCAGAGGAAATGCCCGACGGCGAGCCTCAGAAACAAAATAACGGCAACCATCTATTTCGCCTTTGCTGTTAGGAATTGGCCCGCGAACGACCACAAGATGGCCTGCGAGTCGTCGACGAGCTCGTAAGGAAGTGGGACCGTGTCGAAGTCGGGAATGGCGGGCACGTAGAGCTTCAGCGTCGGGCCGAAGTCGGTGATCGCGGCCGAAGGCCTGGCGACGAGCGTACTGCCCCGCAAGCTGTAATACGCGTAAGCCGGGTTCAGGTATCGCGCCGAGTTCACCACGCGATGCCAGTCTTGCTTGTAGAGCAATTCGAGCGGCTGGTTGCCGTCTTCGACGATTGAGGCGGGGTCGAAACAGCTCGAATGGACGAGGGCGGTAAACAGAATCTGCCGCATGGCGTCGATGTCAATCTCGCCCTCGGAAATCCCGTTGTCCTTCCTCGTTATGCCGACGTCGATCTGCTTAATCAGCAGCGGCCGGCGCGCGGGATCCTCGGCGACCTGCTCCGCGAGCTTGTTGAGGGTGGAAGGCAAGAACTGTTTCACCCAATCGCGCTGCACGCCCGAGGCGGCCGCCCCTGCGCCGCGCTGGAGCGCGAGGGTTGAAGTCGTAAGGAACTGGTCGTAAGTAATCCCCGGCATTTATTTGGACTCCCTCGAAGCGTGGTCCAGGTCGATGGAGACCTGCACGCCCTGCATCTGCATCAAGGTCGTAAACTTCTGCCAGTAGTCGGACGCCTCGCGCGGGAAAGTCCCGACCTTGGCCGCCAGAACGGCCGCGGCTCCGGCCTCCCATGCCTCTTGAAACTCCGGCGCGAGCTTCGACCTGTTCGGCCCGGGCGGCGTCGGCCGCGTCGGGTCGAAGAAGATGTCGAGCTCCGCAAACGTGTTGTAGGGAACGTCGTAGTCGAACGTTTCCATCTTTAGCACGTCGTCAGTGGTGGCGAAGAAGGTCGCGCCGTCCCATCCCCAAATACGGTCCTCCCGTACGGGAGCGGCGGTTACCAAAATCTGCTCGTCCTCGGCGCGCATCGCCTGCACCACGTCAATCGGCCGATTGAGGTAGTAAAGCGGCTCGGTTTCGGTTTGCCTGTAAACGGCGCCGATCCCGCCGACCGAGGATGGCAACGGCGCGCCATTGGCTACCGACACGACGACCAGAAAATCGACCCGGCGCGGGTGGCCATCGGTCGAGCAAATCAGGTCCGCGATCACGCGCTCCATGTTGACGATCTCGACGCGGACGAGAGTCGGCGGAAACATCGGGTTCTTGATAACGGTGTCCGGCGTCATCGCATTCGCCCGGTAGTTCGTTTCACCGGTCGCGACGAGATCCGACCGCAGCGCGTTAACGTGGCCTAAAACGCCGCGCTCGACCTGGTAGTAGTAAGGATTGGTGGCCATTTAGAGGTATGGGTCGCCGTCGATGTACCAAGCCCCGTACGCGTTCGACTCCTGCGAGCCGAGTACGCGGTTGGTGAGTTTGTACTCGTTCCAGGCCGCCCTAAATTCGGTGACCTGGCCGATCAGCACCGGTTCGAGGAGCTTGACCTCCGCCGCACGGGATTCCTGGTCGCGCCCCTTCCATGAGCAATAGCGCAAGACGAGCAGCGAAGTCTTAACCCGCCAGTAGCGGAAATATTCCAGCGGAACGGGCGATTTCTGAGCCTGAAGCGGTTCGTCGATGACGCCCGTGTTGTACCAGACCCGGTAACGCGCTACTTCGACAGGCTCCGGGACGATCTCGATCTGCGGCTCCGACAAATCCCAGGAGATGATCATCACGCGCGCCGTGTGGTGGCCGACGATCTGGAGCGCCTGGCGGGGCCCGCGATAGAACTCGTCCACGTTCTGACGGTCGCACATGTCGATCTTGCGCGTGACGTGGTAAGGGTTGCCCTGGTTGATCGTGTGAATCCGGACCGGCTTCGAGAAGGCCTTGTCGATCGGCATCGGGTAAAACGCCTTCCCCGGTTGAACGTCGAAGTCGTAATACCGCTGCGACCAGCCCGGGGGCGCGTTCGCGAGCTCGTTGACGAGGAGCTGCGCGACGTCGCCCGCCTTCTGCATGATCAAATCGTCGTTCGGGAGGTGCGCCTCGGGCTCGTTGCAGTCGAGGCGCACTTCACCGATCAACCGGTCGTAATCAAATTCAAGAGGCATTGGGTGTCTTGTTCGGGCGGTTATTGCCGGCCTGCGCCGGCGTCTTAGCGTCTTCTTTGGCGGCCGCCGCGGCGGGCTGCGTCTGCACGGCGATGATCGCTTCCTTCACGCCTTCCTTGACGCCCTCCGAAATCGACTTGCCGATCTCCTTCCAGTCGGGCCGGGACTCGATCACGGCCTCTTTCAAATCCGTGACGACCTGCGGGAGCGCCTGCGCCAGCGCGCCCTGGTTGACCGCGACCTGGTTCATCGCTTCGTCAATCGGCGTGACGCCGGTAAAGTCGAAAAGCTTGTACTCGTACGGCGAGAACTTCTTCAGGTCGCCAGACTTGAGCGCCTGGTTGCTCCACTCCGCCTTCGCCTTACCCCAGGCGAACGCGGCGCTAACGCTGGCCTCGAGCTCGGAAATTACCCGCCCGATCACGGGACCAAGATTCGAACGGCCGACCTGCTCCCGGACGAGGGCGAAACGCTCGTGGTAGGCCTTGGCCGTGTTGAACTCTTCCCCACCGAAGATGATCTCGTTGAAGCGGCCTTCGAGGAATTTGCCGATCTCCATATTGAAGAGGCTCTTTATTTGAACCGCGCCTTGCGGTCCGTACTGAGAGAGCAACGCGTCGACGATCGGCGCCGGGTTGATCGAAATCTCGCCGATGCCGTCTTTCAGGTCGTACTTTGCGGGGTCTATCGTTTCATTTTGGCCGATCAGCGTTTGCAGATAGACCTCGCCGACGGGCTGGCCCTGCTCCGAAATCGGGACGATGGAGCCCTTTACGATGACGGTGGAAAGCGGATCGCAAACCATGTCGAAGATCGGCGCGAAGATGTATCGGATAGAGGCCTGGTCTACCTGCTGCCTAATCCTCTCTTCGAGAGCCGCGGCGCGCGCCGTGGCGACATTAGTAAATCGGTCGTTCATTTATCCCTCCGGTAATGAGAATTTGCCCTTCACGCTGTCGTTCGGGCGTTTGTACCAGTCGTTGTTGTCCTCGGACCGGCTGATGTATGCGGACTCGGCGTCAACGTCGGCCTGCTGGCCGGCGTAAAAATCGCCGGTTTCAGAGATGATCCGCGCCTTATCCTTCTCGGTAAGACGTTCATGTGCGGCCGCCTGGTATTGGGCGCTCCACTGCTGGAAGAGGCGGGCGACGAACTGCAAGTCGTATTCGTCGGGCTTGCGGAATTCACCGAAGCATCGGGTGCGGTGCTCCATCAGGCGGTTCATACAGCAAAGCGGCGTACCCTGGACGTCCTGCTCGGTGTGCTTCCAGATCCAGAGGACCTTACGCCACACGACCGGTTGTTCCCGCTCCTCGACGGACGTCCCGTCCGCTTCGGAGAACGTACGGTCGCGCGTGTCGCCCATCCTGGACGCCTCCGTCACGCGGCCGAGAAGCACGTAACGCGGCGCGGCGACGAGTTTGAATTTCGGCTGGAGAAGGATCGACCCGGGCGAGGCCTGCTCGACGCCGTCGCGAATGATGCGCCAGAGCGCCCACTGCGGCGTGGCGGGCTTTTTGAGATAGACGTTCCACTCTTCGCAGTCGGGAGCCCAGGCCAGGCGAAGGCGTGGCGATCCGTCGGGCTCGACGCCGGCGAGCTCGTCGAGCTTTTGCTGGAAGGCCGCGGCCTCGCCTGGCCCCATCGGCGCCGGGATGTGGTCATCCCAGGTGTGCGAGTTGAGCTTCCCGTAGTCCATCAGTGCCCGCCTTTGCCTTGCAGCCAAACTTCCACGAAGGTTCCGTTCGCTAAAGCTGCGGGAATCGTCAACGTGACTTGTTTATTCGCGTTGTCTATGACGGGGTTGTATATCTGGTCCGCCAGGACCGAGATGACAGACGCGAGTTTGTGGAACGGCAGGTTGATCGCGCCGCCGACGCCGTCGCCGACGACCTTGTAACCGACCTTCGCCATGCCGTCGCTAAAATGCACGTCGTTTCCAAATGGGCCGACGATGCGGGAAAAAGTAACCGCCATAAAAAAGCCTCCGAAAATGAAAAAGCGGGGGGCGCCTGGCGCCCCCCGTCATAAGGAGAAGGAGAGGTAAGTCTTAGGTGGTCGTGGAATACGTCGCCAACGTCGGGTAGTTGGGGTTGACGTACAGGTTCAGGAGGCGGAAGTGATTCTGCGGGTTCTCAATCATGTAGTTGAGAATGTACCCGTAGATCGTGTACCAGACGCCTCGGCCGAAGGAACCGCCGCCCGTCGCCTGCGCTTGGCGCCACACCAGTCCATCCGGCGAGATCACCCCCGGCCCGAACTGCTCCAGGCAGTACAGGTCGGAAAGGTCGACGCCAAAGAGCGAATCCGCGTCGATGTTCGGGAACTCCATCAGATCGGACTGCAGATAACGCGCCTTCTCGATCGACGTGTTCAACGTGCCGCCGCCGCCGTTGTTGAGCTGGAAAATCGCCCACCCGCTCGACTTGTACTCGATGTTCTGCGCGATCGAAGTAATCAGCTCGAAAGGCTGGACTTCGGTCGTCATGTTGCGGATCTTGCGCTTGCCGAGTCCGCGCTCGATCAGCGCGTTGTTGATCGCGATGGACTGCGCGTCGACCACCATCGTCTGGTCCTCGACGGAGCCCGTCACGATCTTCCCTTGCCAGAGGCCCGACTTGCCGCCGGCGAACAGTTTCGGGAACCCGTACGGCGCGTTATAGGCCGACTGCGACGGGACGATGATGTCGCCGACCGCGGGGGCGGCCGACAGCGCCACCGTCAGCGACAAAGTGTTCGTGGACTTGTTGATTTCCGCGCGGCGCGCGTACGGAATGTTGAAGGAAGTGATAACGGCGCGAGTCGACGGGCGGACGACGTCATAATCGACCTCCGGATAAATCTGAGAGGCGCCGACGCCATTCGCGGGTGTGCCGTTCCAGGTCGTAGTCAGTGGGACGTTTGTGGTCGTCGGCGCGCCGGTGACCGTGGCGATCTTCCCGGAGACGTCCGACGTGGCCAGATAGAAGTCGAGCCGGTGTCCGAGGCCCTTGGCCAGGATCTGCAGCTCGTCGTCCATCCGCATCAGCGCGCCCTTTTCGTTGTTGACCTGGCCGGCGCCGGCGGAGCGGTACGCGTCCATCGTCGCCTGGTCAATCGCGTAAGTCAGCGCGACCGTGGTCGGAACTTGCTTGTAGAGGCCGGCCTGGAACTGCGACCGGTTGGGATAGTCCATGTAGGGACGCCCCATCCGGATGTTGACCGAGTGCCCCTGGATGTGGCGTTTCTCGATGCCGGCCGGGCCGAAGGTTTCTTTGCGCGCCTTGCTCTGTACCCAGGAGCGGAAGGGCGCGTTAAGGTTGGTGATGTTCCCCATCTTATTTTTGATGTAGACGGTGAACTTAACGTCTGTGTCCCAGAAATTCTCAAATGGTTGACCCATAAAAGCTCCTATGAATGCGGTTGTGAATGATCGGAAAAAAGAAAACCGCCACCCCGACTTTTGCGCCGGAATGGCGGGAAATAAGGAAAAAGAAACTCGTTACACACCGGCCCGGCCGAACAGGTAGTCTTGAAGCGAGACGTTATCGAGGTTCTCACCGCCGGGCTTGTCAGGCTCAAATTGTTGCTGCTGCTGCGGCTGTCTGAGCGAAGGGGGCTGGCCGTTCGGCTGCTGGCCGTTCTGCGCCGGAGCCTTGCCATTGCGCCGCGCGAGCATGGCGTTAAAGTGTTCCTCGAAGACGGCCTGGACGCTGTTCATTGCGGCGTTGACTCTGAGAGGGTTCGCCGACTTGGCGGCCGTCCTCAACTCGTCCCAGGCGAGCCTGGCCGGGTGTTTGGGGTTCTGCTGCGCCGCCAGGTCTAGCTCCGACGCCGCCCGGGCGACCCAGTCGCGGACGGTCTCGGCCTCGACGCCGAGCTGCGCCGCCTTCGCGTTCACAAAGGCGTCTTCGTATCGCTGCACGGACTCGTTAATGACGCCCTGCGCCCGCATTTCGGCTTCGGCCGTCTTGCGCTGCTCGACGTCGAGCTTTTGTTGCTGTTCGCGCTCCTGTAACGCCACGAGGACGCCCTTTTCGCGGATCTGCTCCTCGGCGAACTCCCACGTCATCAGCCCGCGGTCGACCTGGTCGACGATCCAGTTCCGCGTCGACTCGGAAAGCTTCGGGAAAATCTGCTGGCAGTCTTGCGCGATCTGGCCGACAAAATCGCGGTGCGCCGACTCCGTGACGTTCACGCGGCCGTACTTCAAAAAGTCGCGGACCTCGCCCAGGCGCTCTTTCGGGATCCCGTTCGCCGCGAGGATCTTCTCTTCGAGAAGCGGAGTAAGTTGCTTCGCGTGGGTCGTGGCGATGTCAGTCAACAAACCGTCATAAACTTCGCGGTCGGAATCGAACAGGTTTTGCAAGAAGTGGCCGGCCGGCGTCATGCCCTCCGGCGTCTGGTCCAAGCCGAAAAGCATGCGGCTCCACTTCAGCGCCTGCGGCACGTTTTGCAGCCCGCCGAACGCCTTCGCCTCCTCGCCGATTTGATTGCGCCACTGGTACGCCTCCGCGTACTCCTGCGGGACGTCCGGCCGCTGCGCCTGTTGGTCCTGTTGCTGCTGCGCCGGCTGTCCGTTTACCGCCTGCTTGACCTGGTCGCCCTGTTTGCCCTGGTCGCCCTGTTGCAAATTTTGCGAAGGCTGGCCCTGCGGGACGTAAGGGTTCACGTCGCGGGCAGGGGCCGGGGCCGCCCCGTTTGGCTGAGGAGCGGGTGTTGCGGTGTTTGCGGTCGTGGGTTGCGGGTCGGGGGCGGCGGCTGGAGCGGGGGCGGGCGCGGATAGGGCGTCCGCCAATGAAGTCGTGTCATCCATTGCGATTCTCCTTGGTTGTCGTGGAAAGTTTTAGGAAGGCGTCTGGCGTGAGGCGGAAACGACCGGCGCGCTACGGGAGCGCGAGTACGGATGCCACGGCGCGCTCGTAGTTGGTGCGCGGCTCTCCGCCTTCGGCGACGTGTTGCCAGGCTTCGCGGTATAGCTCCTGCGTGCGGCCGTCCAGGTCCGGCCAGTCCGGGTACTCGCCTTCGGGCTGGCGGGAGCGGAAACGATCGTACGCGATTTCAACCGTGCTGATACCGGTGGCCGAGCCGCCCACCGGAGTCGCGGGTGTGTCGAGCAAATACTCCTCGTTGGGCGGTTCGTCGGGGCCCAGAACGAAAGACGGCGGGTCGACCTTCGACGCGGCGATCTGTTCATGGGCAAGAGCTAGCTGCGCGCGGTAGTTGCTGACGACGTCATGGACGTCCTCGACGACGCCGCGCTTCGGTCCCGTAACCTCGCCTACAGCCGCCGCATGCATCAGCGCGATAGTTTTACAAGCGCCCTCATAATTGGATTTCATCTCCGACGCTTCGTACCGAAGCTCTTTGAGTACGTCCTCGACGTCTTCGACGACGCCGCGCTTCGGCGCTCTGAACTCGCCGACAGCCGCCGCGTGCACCTTCGCGACGAGATCCGAGGCGTCGTCGCGCTCGCCGATCAACTGCGAGATGTAGGAAATCGCGGAGGCAACTGTGCCTTGCGCGAGAGAACGGCCGCAGGCGATCAGGAATGATTCGAGCTCTTTCAGCGGGCCGGGCTGGTTGTTGGCTTCGGCCTGCTCCGGATTCTGCGGGGCGGCCGGGGATGCGGTGGTTTCAGTCGTTTTGTTGGTCGTTGACCTCGCCATAATCTCCTCACATTGTCAGGTTGGAAGTTTGAACGTCTGCGCCCTGCCCGCCGGCGGCCGCCGCCTGGTCAGATTGGCCAGGTTGTGCGCCCGGCGCGGCGATCAGTTTCGGCGCCTGCTGCTGTTCTGCGGTAATGCCGGCCTGAATCGGCGCGGCGATAAGTCCCTGGCCGATCTTGGCCGCGAGAGAGAGGAAATCGCGCTCGCCGAGCCAGGCGGCCGCGTGAACCTGGATGTAAATCATGGCGACCTGCTGCAATAGCGGGTGAGCTGTACTTCCCTTCCAGGTGAGCCACTCACGCCACCAGAGGTAACAGGCCTCATGGTTCGTGGTGTACGGGTTGACCGGCGCGAGCTGGTACAGCGAATAGGCGTCGACCACGCCGAGGACGTTTTCGCGGAGCTTGTCGAGCGTCTCTTCGCAACTGCGGATGCGTTTGAGCTGGTTGTCGCTCGCCAGGTCGATGTTGTACGAGCGGTTGATAGACCTAATTAACGGCTGGAGCGGTAGCCCTGCCTCCTGTCCGGCGGCGAGCGCTTCTAGGCCTTCCTTGAACGCCGCGCGCTTCTCGACCTCCAGATCGGTCAGCCAGCTGTCCTTCTCGACCCACAATACGAACTCGACGTCGATGTCGGTCTTACGCACGACGACGGAAATGCGCTCGCGCTCCTCCTCCTCGTAGCGTGAGATGAGGCGCATTTCGCCGTAATTCTCCTGCGCGAGTTTCAGCGCCCGCTCGCGGCATTTCTTCAAGTAGCTCGCAAAACTCGACAATTGAAGACTGTTTCCGCGAGCGTTCCTGCCCTCGCCGATCCTGGCGGCCGTCGCGGTGTTCGGATCGACCCCTTCGTCCTCGGAATTGAGATAGCTCTCCGACTTCGTCGCGCGGCGGAGTTCGCCGCTAAAGGCTTCGATGAGCGCCTGAGCGGCGGGAGTGAGTTGCGGCGGCGCGGCGGTGCGGAAGGCCTTGTCGAGGCCCCCATCTAGCCCGGCGATCTGCGAGAGCTTGACCTTGATGGTGCGGTCTTCGCGGTTGAACAGGCGGCCGTCCGGGAAGATTTCGTCGATGATAACGGTCGACGGCGCGAGCGTCTTCAACGTATGGTCGAACGCGCCAGACATCAGCACATTCAAAAACTTGTTGTAGTTCGGCGCCTCATCATTGCCGCGCGAAATCGCCTTGCCGGCGGACACGTTGTAATGGCCGTGCTTGAAGCGGTCCTTGTGGGATTCGCGGCAGACATCCAGGAAATAAGGGAGCCCGGGAGAGGCCTTGATACACATCCCGTCCGGAAAAACCTCACTGAGCCGGGTGTTGGCGGGAACGACTTCGCCGTTCGGGAGTTGCGTCGGCTTGTCGAGCGCGATGAAATGCAGCATTTCCCGCTCGTAATAGAACCGCTGAATAAGCACACACTCATTGTCAGACTCGAACTCGACGGCGACGCCGCGGTCGCGCTCCGCCCGGCGGAGGATGCGCCCGGGGTGCATGATCTCGTCACGCGCCCAGTAGTTATCCTCGGCCGTGCCCGCCATGCGCCCGTACTCATACTCGACGGTTTCACGGACCTCGTCGCGCTCGTGATAGAGCCAGGGCGAGAGATCGGCGCCGACAGTGAGCGAATAGCGGACCGCCCAAGTCGGGTCGAAGATCAGCTCGACGTCTCCGGCCTGCTCCCACCCTCCGCCGGCGGGCATCTGAAAATCGAAACCTTGTAGCGGCGTCATCTGCAGATAGGGTGAGTTGCAGTGCTGACAAGTCGGGTTAACCGCGTCCATGGGATGCGGCGTAAGACCGGAACAATTCACGCAGGCGCCTAACTGGCTCGGAGGCTGAGAGACGGACTTGAAGTACTTCTTGAACTCCTGGCCGCGGCGATTATCCTTGTCGAACCAGATTTCGCAGTGATAGGGCCCGCAAAACTGCGCGTGCTTCGCCGTGCGCTGCAAGAACTCCGGAGTGTGGTGGAGGTAATCGAAGTGGTCGCACAAGTCGCGAAACGCATCGCGCTTGCGCTGAATAGTCTCCTGGTCGTCGGTGAGAAGGTTGACGCCGATCTTCGGGTTGATCGACATCCAGGCCGACGTCTGCTCGTCCGAATACGGCTGCAACCGGTTGATCACATAGACGCGGTGTTGCTCGCGGATGTGTCGGACGTCGAAGCCGCCGTCGCGCGGGACCAGCGCCTGGTGACCGTCGTAAAAGAGCTCGTGGCGGAGCCACTTTTTGAAAAGCGCCTTCCAGTAATCAATCTGGCGCTGATACATCGCGTCATTGCGCTTCTTAAACTCCGTGTAGAAGTCGACGACTTCAACGCGGTCGCGCGCCATCTGGTCCAAGCTGACGCCCGAGGAGCTCAGCGCGTCGACGGCCTTCATCACCTGACCTATCGCTTGTGCGGCTAGTTGGCTCATTCTGGAAAAGCGAGATCGAGGAAGACTTTCAGCGGGAGGGCCTCGCCGTATTCCTGATAGTACCAGTAATCGAGCTCCTCACGAGGGACGCCGGCGGCGAGCCTCGGTCTGGCCCAATAATCTTCGAAGAATTGATGGTCGTCGACCGACCAGTTGGCGCGGCTGATCTGAAACGTCTTGCGGTAAGTGAGATCGTCCGGGACATGGACGGGCGCGGCGGGCGCGACGGCCGTGACCTCGGCCGGCTTGGGGATTGGGAACTTGCCCCCCAGGCGTTCGAGCCAGGCGTTGCGGTAAAAGTCGCGCTCGGCCTCAAGCTCGGCCTGGCGCGACTCGTACCGCTGCTTCTGCTCCGCGATGGTCGCCTTGTATAGCGCGACGATCGCGTCGTGAGTTTTCGTAAAGAGGATCACCGCTGGTAATGGACCTGCGAGAGATACCCGAGGCTCAGAGACGCCGTGTCGAAGGCGATGAAGACGCCCTGCATCGCGGCGTTGGTGTCGGAGCCGGAGACGTCCGCGTCGACGAGCGCAAGCACGACGACGGCGAAATCCCAGTCTTCCAGGTACTTTCGTTGCTCCTCGACGTAGACCTGGTCCGGCCCGGTGCGCGCGACGAACAGCGCGCGGAGCGCGGCCAGGCCAGAAAGCGGCGCCTGCTCGCCGTCTGTGACCTGGAAAAAGTTATAGGCGCTGAGCGCCAGGTGAGCCGCCTCTCTCAAGGCGTTATTGTCGTAAGCGGTTACGGTCGGCATAAATGACTCCTATGAGTGGAAAAGTAGTCCACAGATAAACGCTGTGTTATGAAGGCGATAAAGGCGGAATGGACGAATTTAGGAATTAAACGTCAAATTTGGGCCAGGTGAACCGACGAGAAGACGCGCAGCCTGTCGACCACGTCGAGCGAAGTGTGGCCGTCATAGCCCGGTGAGCGCTCGAAAGTAGTCAGCGAGCCGAGGCGCATCCAGTGCGCCTCCGGCAGGTGGTAACTGATCTGCCCGTTCGGCAGATTCATGCCGGCGACGAACCAGCCCGGATATTGATTGCCATCAGAATTGAGGCGCGCCCGGAAAGAGATTTCCGGATGGCTCAGCATCAACGCGATGAACAACTCGAAGCGATGCTCGTAGAGCTCGCCGAACGTGTGGTAGCCGTCGCTGACGAAATTGGTGTCACACTCGATCTGGACAGGCCCGGGCAAAATAATTTTGTCAGACATGGTTTACTGCTCCTCTTCGTTAAGCCTCGCCGACCTGGCGCGCGACGCGGCGTCCGCGAAGGCCGCCCTAAAGCCGCTGGTCTGCCAGTTCATCGGCGAGCTTTCTTTTTTCTCCCTGCGCTCCACGAGGGGCTCATAGCTGATTCGGTCGCCCGGCTCCGCCGCTTTGCGCTCCACGAGGGGCTCGTAGCTCGCCCGCTCGTTCCTATTCTTCATTCTGCGAAGATTCATCAGCACTCCTGGTCGGGATCCTCGACTTTGACCGGACGAGTCACGGCGACGGTCGTGTCTGGAGACTTTTCAAGATCGGCCAGCGGAACGAACTCACCATTGACGGCGCTTCGACCCTCGACGGTTTTGCGCCGCTGGCGCTTTTTATTGGACTTGGCCGCGGCTGCTTTCTTCGACTTCTTGGCCGACTTCCTAGCGCGTGAAACTGGCATGAGCCCTCCATGAGTTAAGCGCCGAACGGCGGGCCTTCCCCGTCGATCGGCGCGTTAGCGATATATTCCGGGGCGGGAACCTGGTCGCGCTCCGGCTTGTTGGCTGAGGAAGGGAGAGGCGCCGTAGACAGCGCATCGACCCTGCTTTCAAGGGTGAGGACGCGTTCCAAAAGACCTTTCAACTCGATCCGGAGCGCCTCGCAGGCGGAACAGACGCCCGGCGACGGCGCGTCAGCTGGCGGGGCCGGAATGTCGGCCGCCGGCGTCGACACTGGCGCGGGCGCGATCGGCGCGCGATACGGCGCCCTGCGATTTTTCTTACGAGGTGCCATCCCAAAAGCTCCCGAAGTCGCCCACATCTTCCTTGTCGATAATCGCGCGCTGCTCGGCGATCGCGATCTCGCGCGCCAGGCGGCGCCCCTGCGACATTGCGCCGACGTTCTCGTCGCGGAGGTGTTCGGGCAGCGCGTCATTCACGCGCTCGTCGACCGTCTTCGGCGCCAGGCCGGGCCCCCAATGCGTCGCGAACGCGCGGATGGTATCGATGGTGTCGTCTTGCAGCTTGAGCGGCCGCATGTCCTTAACGGCCTTGCCCTGCTCGCTCGGCGGGTAGTGATAGGCCGGCATTTCCAAGCGTAAAAGCTTGAACCCGGCGTCGGTCTTCGACGGCGTCACGAAATAGCCGCCGGAGCTCTCGTTGAGGACCAGGCGGTATTCATCGTCAGGCGCGACGAAATAAATGCGTGTGCGGCCGCTCAGCGCCGGCCGGATCGGGTTCGGCATCTGCGGCTGAATCAGCCGAATCCATTCCTGGATTTGCGGGATGCCCAGGTTGTAATCGGTGTTCCAAGGCGTCCAGTATTCGCCGAACTCGTCCCGAAAGGTCTTCCGCGTCTCCTCCGCCTCATGCGAGTTCTCGGAAAACTCGTACCGGTGGACCATCTTTCCAGTGTAATCGCGGAAACCGAGGCCGCGCTCGACCTTATCAATCTGCGGCTGAGCCTCGCCCACCGCGGCGGCCGTCGGGGTAATTCGGTGACAGGAGAAAACGAACACGCTGTCGTGGAGCGGGTAATTCTCGCGCGGCCTGGCCGCGTGCGTGACAATCCAGGGGTGTTGATCGGTCTGGCCGTAGTCGTGAGTTCGGCCCCAAGTCCAATCGTACGGGACGCGGTATGAGCCGTCGCCGGCGAGAAAGTGGCGGTCGAGTTTGAAACGCTTGTAATACGCGACGAGCTCGGACCAGGTGATGAGCGTGTACTCCTCACGCCAGCCCGGGAAAACCTTGCCGGGTTGACTCGCGTCGTAATTCCGCTCGATCTCTTGCGCGATTTGCTGGTCGGTCATCGGAGGACCGCAATAGCCAGGTCGGAGAGAGTCATACCATCTCTTGTCCTTCCAGGGGTGTTCTTTCCAATCCATCTCGAACACGTTCGCGTGTCCGGAGTGGCGGAGCTCGGCGTATTTATTGAATTTGCCCTCGGGCGTGCCGAGGACGAGGATTGAACGGGTCGTTTGCGAAAGCGACGTGTATTGGGGATAGCCGCCTTGGGGGTAAACCTGAAACTCGTCGCAGAGAACGACGGTGCGCCGCCTTTGTCGGCCGACCTTCTTCGTCGGCGCCTGGCCGGTGATGACAGCCCCGTTCTCGGGATTGGGGATGTTCATGTAGGTCAGCCCTTTGTCGACGTCCAGCCCGCTCGGCAACATCCAGTTCGGCAGGAGGCGGATCTGGAATCGAACCTTTTCGAACAAAGTGTCGGGATCCTTCTGACTGTCGACCAAGTCTTCGGTCGCGGACGTCAGCATCGCCGAGAACCCGGGGCGGTACCGCCACTGTTTAACGATCAAATTGATCGCGCCGACCGTGGCTCCCATATCGCGGGCTTTCTCGACCATCCCAGAGGCCTTCTGCGCAAAGATCAGCGATTCCACCCACCGTACGTAACGCTCCTGAAACTTGAACAGCACGAAAGGCATGATCGCGAGCGGCGCGTCCTCTCGCGGGTCGTAACCCCAGGCGTAATACTCGAACCAGTGGATAGTCCCCTCGACGCCTTTGGCGCATTTCGCGTGTTCCGCTTCGATCTGCTCCGGCGTCTGAATCGCCTCGATGTAGCGAAGACGCTCCTCGGCGACGTCGGCGGCGCGGTTGAGTTGCCATGCGACCAGGTCGATCTGGTACTCGCGGGCGGCGCGCTCCTCGGGCGTGTTGTCGCGGTACGGCTGCTCGCGCAGGAGTTGCTGCGCCTCGGGAATGATCTCGCGGGCGGCGATGGCGCCGTCTAACGCGCTCTGAAGCGCATGGCCGATTCCGCCGCGCCGGCGGCGCGGGAATTTGACGGCGAGCTTCGAGCGGAAGGACTGGACGGCCTTCGCCCTTTCAATAACGCTTAGACCACCCATTTAAGCGCGTCAGGCTCGACCTCAGTAATTATGCCGAGCGCCTCTTCCTTCGTGCATCCGGACTTAATCAGCTTCTCGACCTCGGCCTTAACGATCGCCGCCATCTCGCGGTCGTGGACGCGGTCGGACTCGTTCGCGCGGTCGCGCTGGAAGAGGCCCTGGAGCCTGGCAAAGAGCTCAAGCTGCTCTTTGATCTGCCCGGCGGTCTTCACGATGAGGTCGCGAGGGTCGGCGCTTTTCGTGGTGATGGTGAGAGCGTCGACCTTCGCTTCCTTGTTGAGGAGGGTGAGGAGTTTCGAGAGATTGTCACGCTTGCGCCTCGGCTCGCCCCTGTCGTTCAGGTCGTTGCCGTCTTCGTAAATGACGAGGAGCTCGGTCGCCCGGGCGTCTAGGGTGTAAATCGAGGGGTCGTCCGGGTCGGTCAGCCAGGCGTCGCACGCGTCGATCAGCTTGTTCAAGCGGGCGAAAACGCGATTTATCTCGGCCTCGACGACAATCGCGCGCTCTTTCTTGGCTTCCGCGCGCATCCCTTCGAGAATCAAGGGGATACATTTGTTAATGTGGCGCGTTACGGACGAATGATGAATCGAAAACTGGCGCGCAATGGCGCGTAATTGTTTCCCGCCGGCGATTAGCCGATCAATCTCCAGTTTCTGCGGGTGGCTGCAAATTTTGCAAACGTTCGCCATCTATAATGCGGTCGACCCTGTCTAAATTCTCTTTCCAGCGGGCCAGGTCATGCTCGTAGCGGACCAGAAACTTCTTGAAGGGGTTGCGGCGGCCGTCGAGCGTCTTGTTGCTGGTGCCGACATGCCAATGCCGGCAGCTTTTGCACCGGTAAACGCGGACATAGCAGCGAGGACGCCTCGACAGCTTGCGGCGGCCGCGATGTTTGCGAATCGTGGCGCGCGCGCGGTCGTAAGACAAAAAGCACGGCTTACGGCTCTTGCAGCCGCAGCACGTTTCACGCCTGACCTTGTCGACTGCCTCTTCAATCCGCGCCACACTTGGCCGCCTTGCGCTCCTCGATGAGCTCGCGCAGACGATCCGCGCCCATTCCGAAAAACCCCGTGTAGACCCAACCGAAGCGCTCTACAACGCCTTTGCCGTTGGGGTGGTAATCGAGCTCGACGTCGGCCTGCCAACCGTCACGCGGCGCTAGTTTGTCGACCGCCGCGGAGCTCGTCCGGAGATAGCACTCGCGGAACTTGTCGCGCAGCCAGAGGACGCTGCCACGGATGCGGCCGACGACGCCGGCGGAAAGGCGGGCGGTGCGGCTGTCGTCCTCGACGCGCTCGATCCAGCGACCGCGCAGCGCCTTCGAAAACTCGCCGAAGGAGGTTTTAAAGACCTGGCCTTCGGCTAACTCTATGAAATATCGACTGTTAAAACGTCTCGCCATAACAAAAACGCCGACGAGACGCACGTGGGCCGCGCGTATCTCGTCGGCGATTCGACCCCCTGAGGAGGATCACCCGTTAATTGTGTTCAGCCCCGGCGGTCCGGCGCGTGTGCCCCGTCTATCTGTTCGCAGGACCGGGTCGAGGCTGAAGCTTTTTGGCCTGCCTCCTGGCGCTGTAGGCCCTGGCCTTCGACCAGAGATAGCCCATCAGTTTTTTGAGGAGGAAGCCAAGAACTAAACTAAGTCCAGTGCCTAAAAGCTGTGTTTTGATCTGCTCAGCCGGCGTCGCGACGTTGACGAGGAAGAATGAATAAAAATGCCCCGCTACCGAAAGAACGTATCCGAACACCATAGATACCGCCAAATCGCCGTGCTGAGTCATCAGTTCCTTTGTCATTTCACCCTTTCGCAAGGGGGATAAAAGTAATCCGGCCGCGCGCGCTGCAAGCGTATGTTCGTTGAAATGCAAAGGTTGATTGCATCCCAAAGAGCAATTCGCGGCCGGAGCTTAGGCCCTTACTGCGCGGGCGTGGGTTCTGTCGGCTCCGTCGGCTCCGTGGGGTCGGTCGGGGTCGTCGGATCGGTCGGAGTCGTCGGCGGATTCTGAATGGCGTCGAGGCTCGCGGCGATCTGGTCGCCGGCGGCGGCGATGGCGGCCGAAGCAGCTTGCGCTCCGTCCCTCGCGCTTTGGGCGGCGGCGAGCAGGCTGGTCGAAAACCCGTCGAGCTTATCCTGAACACTCTTCGAGCTCACGTTGCCGGCCATCAGCTCGTCGCGGAGCTCTTTCACGAGCGTCGCGGTCTGAACGACCTCGTCGACCACCTTGGTCGAATTGGAGGCGATGGTGTCGCCGACTTGCTGGAAACCAGTTTTAACGGCGTCACTTACGGCCGCGATTTGGTCGGCTACCACTTGATAATTCGGTTGATTGCTTTCCATGCGCTTCAAAATCTCCTCTATTCGATTGAGTTGAGCTTTCTCGGACGCCGTAAGGCCCCCGAGTTGAACGTTAAAGAGTCCCATAAACTACCCCTGCGTTGTTGTGGGCAGTCAGCGGCGGCGCGCGCTACCGCTGCAAGATGGCAGGTAAACTTTCGACGCACTCGGCGCCGGTCGGACAAACGCGAAGGCGGACCTCGACGCCGCGCGAACGCTCGAAGAGGTCGCCGGGAAGGACGAAGACGAATTGCCAGTCGTGAACGGGCGGGCGGGCGGGCCCCGAATAAACCGCCTCGTATATGCGGTTGTCTTCGGTCACGAGCCACACGGAGCCCGTGCTTTCGGCCTGGTTGACCTGGTCGACGCGGACGGTCACACCAGTCCCGTAAACCATTGCGAAATTG